ACCTTTTCGTCTTTCTTGACTTGGAACGTGTAGATGCCATTTACCGCTTCCATTCCCGCGTAATCAAACTCAGGCGCAAGTACGGTCTGCGAAAGTGCAGCTCGTTTGATAGGATGCGCGTCGGTTACCCCGTAGATGTTTGACTCGATGGGCTGGAGGCGTTTGGGCTCCGGTTGAAACCAGGTAGGTTCCACAGAAACCGTTGAAGCGCCTTGCATGATTAAAACTGGTCGGAAGCCGCGGTTCTGGGAAACTGACGTTAACAGACTGGTTGACTTCGAAAGAACGCCACTGTTCAGGTTAGCACCACCACGTATTACAGCGGACTGCAAAGTCAAATCAGTGCGATAGATCCAGTTCCATTCACCTTTATTGCGTGTAGCAGAGCCGCTAGCAAGCCCCATCCCTAATTGATCGTCGGTGAACTTTTCCCAGAAGACTTTATCTGGATCATTTTCACTTACGTGATACAACAGGTCTTCCCACTCATTCGTCCCATCTGCCTTGCTGTCAGACATAGGAATACGAACGTTGTAGGTTTCTCCGTTGATCTCGATCACCCTGTCACCTTTCACCAAGCTAAGATCAGCCAGGTCATTATAAGAGACAAGGTATGCGGTGGGCTTCTGCGCAATAAGAACGATCTTGCCGTTGTAAGAGAACTTTAACCACAAGTTTTCGCCAGTATACAGAATCTTCTCGCTGGAAATGCCCAGCAGAGAAGTAACGGCTTCAGGCGACATGAAATCCCGTGGCAGGACTTGTCCATAATAACCCTTTAACCAGGTTCCTGCGCTCAGTGAATACGGGTCGGTACAGACCAAGTAAAATTCACCATAAACCGTATCTCCGTTTACCAGCATGCGGTAAAGGTTGTCGGAGAGTTTATCTATGATGCTTATTTCACGGGATTTTAACTGGTACTTCGATTGTGCATTGAGGTCGTCTAATGCGGCCTTCAAAATGGTGCTGGTGTTAGTGCTGATTAACGGAAGAACTTGAACGGCAGTGGGTTCTGTGTCACCCACGGCTTGGAAACGGTACAACCCCCTAGATTTAGTTAAAGAAATGTCTTCGAGTTTAGCATAGAGTGTATCATCACTAAAGTTCAACACCCTGTCCCCACTCATTGTAGCGCACTCCCAGGATTGCTCCTCGGCTTCAATGTGTAAAGACGACGATGCCAAGTTTGACACGCGACCTCTTATTGGATTATTAGGATCCGAGGCGATAGTATCAAATTGAATGGTGTCGACGGTGACTTTACTTAGTCGTTCGGTATAGTCCGGGTATCTTACTTTGTTTACAGTGACAAATTTCTCCAGCATGATTTCGCGAGAATCTAACGCCATTGAAATAATCTCTCAGTCGTAAAAAAGCATAAAATTAAAAGTCGCGTACATATGACAAACCCAGGGTTTTTACCCCCAGGTCTGTGTATGAGTTCGTGTGATTATTAGTTATTGTTGTAAACAGGTCGATTGTAACCCACTCGGTTTTTTATTATGGTGATAAACCACTGAGACTGCTACCCTCAATGTTTTTGTTAACTTTGTTTACCACTCCTATATAATAGAAACTTTCAGTAGAAAAAAAAAATAAGTTAAAGTAACCACCTGACCGAAGTCAGGCAGTTGGTTTGTGATTAGAAGTGATCACGTGCAATCAACAGCAGTTCTTCTCTGTCAACAATGAATGGCGGTTTCCCGTCAACACTTAACTTGAAGCTGTGACGATTGATTGACTCGTCGAAGTCCGCACGGAATTTGGTTTCTCCGATAGTACCTTCGACAAACCCTGCGCCCTTGTCATAATGGGTGATGAGCTCCGCTTCTTTACCGTAAACAGTTCCAACGGTTTCCACGGTTCCATATTTGCTTTCGTCCTCGATGTGAGCAGGCTCCAGCAGAAAATCCAGTGCCATTACCAGAATGTTGGTGATCATAGGGTTTCCTCTTATTTACTAACGATAGGTGCGGTAACTCCCGTCAAGGATCTCCTCGTGGCTTACCAGTCGCATGCCGGATGCTTCCAGGGAGACATTGATGTATCGCTTGTCGGGAATAATAACCTCGTGCAGATGCCCGTGGATGTTTAAACGCCCACGTAGGTGATCGGCATGCACGGGAATGTGAGTAATCCAATAAGGATGACCTTTCCAGCGATAACCGCCTTGAATGTCATCCACAACCCCCAGAAGGTCGTTCCAACGAATTCCTTTTTCAAAATCATGGTTACCCACGATTAAGCGCTTCCTACAGGGAAGTTTCTTGAACTCCTCTAGCATATGTCGTCCGACAATGCAGTCACCCACCATTTCCAATTCATCATTGGGTTTTAATTTGCTTAACAAATCCATAATGAATTCGTCATGGTAGCCTAAGGTCGGGAACTGGGGTCGGTACTTAATTATGCTCTTATCGCCAGCGTGTAAGTCTGCTACAAAGTACTTCATTATGTCCCCAAGTAAAAATGTGCTAAGATACATATAACACGCTTGGAGTTTAAATTCATTTCGGCTGAACAGGCTTTATATCGTAATCTTTCAGGGGAGGAGGTGGGATATCCAAATTCTCCACAATCAAGATTTCGCAGTTGTCGCGGTCTATGCGCCGCAGCTCTGTTATAACGTCGAAATGGTCGAAGCCCTGGATACGGGTATAACGGACCTGTTGGTCTGTGCCCTTATCGCAGAGTGCTTCTAAGTGATAGCCTGGTTTTGCTACATATTTAAAACTAAAGAAAGGTAGAGGCACGGCTTTGATATTGATCTTTTGATACTTCCAGTTATACCAGGTGACATAACAGTCCACCACTAACGCAGAAGCACCATAAAGCGCAAGCAATCCCACAACGCCTACGGATAAAGAACGGAATAGTCCTTTCATAACGCATAACCTCAAAAAATTAAAGAATCGAGAGAGTTGTCCCTTAGGACAACTAGCTCTCATAAGATTATTGCATTTTTGCCTGAATATCCCTTAACACCGAACGCGCGTCTTCAACTAAACTGTTAAGCTCGTTGATACGTTCAGGTAAGGTGGCATCTTTTAACTGCTGTTGGAAATGATGAAGGTAACGTGAATAGGTATCGAAGGTGGCTTGTAACCACTCTATATTTAAATCACGTTCTTCTTTCTTTTGACTGAATTGACGGGTTACCTGAGCATTACTTTCAGGTAAGTTATTGTGAGCGAAATAAACTCCACCGATATTCATAAAACCCCCAGGTAATAAAAAGTTATTGTTTAAGCTTACACGAGGGTAATATAGAGGCAAAAAAAGATGTATACTAACTCCTACCCTTGCGGGTAGGAGTTAGGGTTAGCGTGCTTGACCAGTGGCGGGACTAACAAGACGTGGGTTTTCTGTCATGACATCGAAAGCAACCAGCGCTTCGATATCAAACACTTTTGGTTTCCCTACTTCTTGCATACGCGGACGGGTGACAGAACGAATGCCGAATGAAGGACGAATCCGATCGTTCAGTTTAGCCGAAAGCGCCGAGGAAGGATCAATAATGCCCACGACCATAACCGGGACTTTGCCGTCTTTTTCTGCACCGATTCGCAGGTAGTAATCAACCAGCAGGCCTGCGGATTGAGAACTGTCCACAGTAGTGATGCGTTTAATTTGTTCCATCCCGTCATTAATAGAAGAGAGACGAGGGAACTGCATCTCACCGATGTCTCTGCCGATACGGGACATCATGAACTTATTGATGGCTTCCACATCCAGCAAGAAGGTGTCACCGATACGGTTGGGTGAGTTGAAAACGCTCAGCGTCACTTCCAGCGTACCGTCAGCGGCAAGTTCGAATTTCTCCAGCAATTTGGTCAGGGTGAACTTCTGTTGGAAATCTTCCAGTGAACGACTGTACCAATTGGCGTCGTTTAAAGGATCGGTGCCTTTGCGGTGATAGACTACGGTCTTCACAAAACCTTTGCGATCGGTCTTTTGATTGGCTACACCCAGCACAACGTATTGGTCACCTTTGTGGTGCGTGACCTCATCACCCTTTTGGAAAAAGTTAAGCATTTTCTTTCAACCATCCGTTGAGATAGGCGCGGGTCGCATCGTTCATGCTGGTCAGCGTTTCCAGCCAGTTCAGCACGTCTTCTTTGGTGAAGTCTTGCTCTTTAACAAAAGCAGTACCTACCATCAGGCCGCGGCGATCTTTGATGTCATGCCAGGATGCCGTAACACATTCATTCAGTGTCCAGCCCTGACCGTTGGCGATACGGGTCAGCGTTTTGAAGATAGAGTGGAGTTCTTCTTTCTTCTCCATCAACGCTTCTTTGTCGCACGGCAGTGAGTTACCGGCAAACACCGAGTGATCCAGCAGCGTCAGCTCGGTCTTCAGTTCACGCGCGCGCAAACGCAGATGAATAGCTTCGCGCTCGTTATAGGTAATGCCACCGGTGTTCAGCAGGCGCAGCTCCACTACGTCTTCGATGTTGATGCCGTGGCAGGCGTAGGCGTTGGTCAGGCAGACGATAACATCACCGACGTCATCTTTGAGCTTGGCGAAACGATCACCTGCCGCGTGGCTACAGAGTTCACCTGCCTCACTCTGCGCTTTCAGGAACTGACCTTCGAAGTCAGACTGGGCAATGATGTTGCGGTCAGTTGCCCAGCCACGGATAAGGTCAAACAGTTGGTTCATAGTAAACATTTTTTATTCTCTTTGAAAGTGTGTGGTAGTTAAACGCTAAAAGGATAGCTGATTGGATCGTGGTGTTTATAGCCGAGCAGCTCGACATGATCCAACGTCATTTTGTTTACAACATCATCCCAGGTTTTGATTTCCGGGCTAATGATCAATCCAGGTGGAGAATAAGGAACACGCTCCAACTGTCCCTTCTCCATCAACACCGGATACTGGTTGTCGTAGATATGGGCATTCACGATCTTCAGGTTGGCTTTGCACGCACGCTTGCCGGTGATGTGCGCCATCAGTTGCAGGAAGAAAGCAACTTGTACGATGTTAGCCGCACCACCCAGCAGGATGTCTTGACTGCGTTGGAACGAGTTCAAGTAGAGATCGTTGCCCAGCAGAGAGAACTGATGGGTGTGCATGCACGGGCGCAGGCAACCCAGTTCAAATTCGCCCGGGTTCCAGAAGGTCACGATTTCGCCACGATTATCTTTACCGGCCTTGAGATCTTCATATACCTGCCGGAACAGGTTAATAGAAGAACCGTCGTGTTTTGGCCAGTCAGTCGCAACAGCACCGTACACCTTGCCCATGTGGTCGGTACCGATACGGTTAGCGTTCTTTAACCACGCCTCGTTCTCATTGGCATTGGCATCCCAGGTCTTAGCGCCCAGCGCACGAAAAGCGCCCGCATTGGTAAAGGCTTTGCAGTAACCCAGGAATTCGGCAATGGCCATTTTCCAGTTGAATTTACGGGTGGTGGGCACAGGGAAGTCACCACGGCGCAGATCAATGTCGATGTCAGCATTAATCACGGTGAGGCATTCTGTCCCGGTACGAGGGTTTCCGATCCAGACGCCTTCTTCCACTGTACGACTGATCAGGTTAAGGTATTGGTGCTCAGTTGAAATGCCCATCATTCTTCGGCTCCTTTGGCCCATTCCTGGATCATGGCTTTAACACCTTCACCACGACCGTTAAATACTTCATTATCACTCACCACAGCCTGATGGGACACGCTGTCCCACGTCCAGCCGTTGCGGAACTCAGCACTGACCACTTCACCGTCAATGAGCTTCACTACCAAAAGACGTTTGTCTTGGCCGAGTGGCGCTTGACGCATGTAGCTGGGTTCAATAAGAGGGATCTTGCTTAACCCCACGCGCTGTTCATTGACGCAGGTATCGAACTCATCGATAAAACACAACCCGTCAACTTTGTGATCGGGATGTTTGCCGGCCAAGATAAGCTCTAAGCGTTTACGTGCTTCAGCATTCATGGTTTCTTCAGTCATGAGGTTTCCTAAAGGTCTTAATAAAAATACTTTCTTCCAGACACCACTGTTCGCCCGCTTTGGCATCTTTGGTGTCAACCAGATTCGTGTACATCACAAAACGAGAGGTACAGTTCAAGCCGTAACGCATGAAGTCAACAAGCATAAACGGCAAACCAGAAGAGCTCAAATAGACTTTACCAATTTCTGGTTCATAGATGCTATCTTCAGCGATTACGCCCTGCATATTTCGGCCCCTCATTTTTACGGAACGCCATTACGGTTGCACGGAACACTTTGAGCTTGAGCTTGATCTCTACCGGCAGATCATTGAAGTCCATGAGATGCGGGTGTTGTTTAACTCCGCGATCTTTCTCTCCGAGCTCCCAACCCTGATGCTTGCGTTGTTTGACCCAGCGGTTGTGCATGGTGCGACAGCTAGGCGCGGACAACAGGTATTGTTCTACCTGATTGATCAATGATGCCTTGTACCAATCACTGCACAGCTCCCACTGCCCCAGCTTGGGAATACCAAACGCTTCGCAGACAGCTTGCATAGCGCCATGGCCGGCCTTGGCCGCGAGTTCTACTTCTTCTTCAGTAAACGTTTCATAGATCGGACTGGTGTGACCTTTCTCAATGTCTGTCATAAGTAAACCCTAAAATAAATTAACCGCCAAAAGAGTGAGAGCTGCTGCTAAAACTGCGTCCTACTGAACTACCAAATCCGCCACGCGTCGTGGTCTTGGTGGTAGCAACACGAGGAGACGTCGCCCGCGCCACGTACGGTGTTCCATTAGACTTGGTAAAGCCTTTGTTCATAGGAGCACGATAGAGAGCGTTAGCATGACCAGTTTCATTGCTGTAAGAGAAATAACGAGGCTGGTTATAATAAAAGAAATGACCGCCTGAACTATAACTCTGGCAATTGTTCTGAGGGTCGTCCCGCAAGCACTCACCACGGTTCTTAAAACGGCGACCGTTATTCTGGGCATCACGGTAACTCTCTTGTTGTAAACGCTGGCATTGCTCTTTACTAAAACTCCCTCTTTGATAACAGTCGTCAACGGTGTTATATGGGGATTCACTAAAACTCTTTCCGTCACAGCCCGACAATAACAATACAGCTCCTACCAAACCTGTTGCTATCGCCGGTTTATGCTTGAACTTACGCACCTTACGGAAACGGTCGTAATTCATCTTTTTTGTTCTTTTCATTTGTTTAAAGGATGCTCCCCCGAACAATAATTACGTTTAATTAAGTTGTGATGCGCATAGTTAAAGCGCTTGAGCAAATCACATAACTGATTAAAGAGTGACCAGTTAGTGCGGTAGGTCCATCCTGCATGCTCTGCAAAATAAACAACAGTTTTTCGCACATCTAGTCCCGGTGGCATACCCACGATGTGTCTCGCAGTGTGTTCCACCGTTTTACAAATCTGGTGTTGTTCTGGTAATGTCTTGATTGGAAGTGACTCTAATACAATAGCCACCACAATCGTTGGGATATCACGTAAACTATAACCCCTGAGTGCCATGTCTTCAGCAACTCTTTTAGTAAAGTCTTTCTCTGCTGGAAAGCTCACACGCATAGTGCGCGAATAATCATTGAATTTAAAACGAAAAGCGTGACGAATACTCACGGCAGTAGTCCTTGTAACAAACAAAAAATTAAGGGAAAACTACTCCCTTAATTTAGTTCACAGTTATTAGTTATTATTTCACGTTGTGTGGCATATGCCACAACGCCAGTTCACTTGGGTCTAAACGGTCAGCCCACCGAGGTGGCGCCATAGCGAAGCGATACCCTGATGGTTTTGCGTAGAACCAGCCTTCATGATCGACGCGACAAATAACAAACACGATCTTCTTCAATGTTGACGTCTGATTGATCGATTGTAAAGCCGTACTAACCACCTGAGTAGCCGCACTCCGGGTTAGGCGCAATATCCCGCCAGTCACGGGCACATGCGGACTTGTTTGGTCCACAAAGCGATCCAATTTAAAACGCAACATGGCGAGGTCAGGATCGAACTGCACAACAGCAACGTTATTTGGGTTCAAGCCCTGGGAAATAAAGAAGCTGTTAACAATAGAGACTTGACCTGACACATTGACCGTCAAGTGCGGCAACAGATATTGTTTATCACGTGCTTTGGGAGTTTTGGTGATGTTGATAAACTTACCTGCTACTCGCCCATAACCTAATTGGGCGCGTTCTGTTTTTGCGTACATTTATTTCTCCGTGATAGCACGAACGTAACGAGAGTATTCAGTGTCTAAGAAACGATCGAGGTCACCATTAACCGGGCAGGTAACTTCGACGTTCTCGTATTTAGCTAACCGTGTGCGCGCGACCAGCAGAAGTTTGAGTGTTTGCACTAATGCGCGACTCATCCAACGCATACGTTCTTTACCGGCGGTAAGAATGGCGATACGCGAATATTTACGCGTATAGTCGTCACCCCACATAAACACGGCATTTGCTAACGTGTCATCAGGTAGGTGACCTAACGCTGTTTTAGCGCGCTCCTGAGCGTAGAGCTTGCCATGTGGATCTTCTTCCTGGTTTGCCAACCACATAGCCGGAGGAGTCTGCACACACAAAAAACCACGTTCTGTTAGCAAATAGCGCAAGATAACTTCTTTCTCCTCCGCACTCATGGTATCGAGCTGACTGGCAACTTCATCGGCACCTTTAGCAGTTAACAACTTTTCACGGATTTCATCACTGATATTCATTTTTTATTTCCTAATGAGCGCGCATGAATGGAATTTCCTTCATACATGTGGAGTTGATAAAGTTCGTCTTTTGAAAGATGCTTGGCAAGCGCGTAATTAAACTTTTCAATTTTCTTAACGTACTCGCCATGGTCTTTAACACGATACTCGAAGCCGAACTCCCATACTGGATAAGCATTAAACCCTTTGCTTCCGCCGAGTGGCGCACCATCGTCATCGAAACAGAAGTTCAGTACTTTGGCGTGTAAATAAAAACCTCTAAACCCGCTACGCAACATTAAATCGCTAAGGAAGTTCATAAAACGATCACTTTCACGACCTGCTGCAAAGATAAAGTAAAACGTGTCAGTGAGCGGGGAGCGCAGATTATCCATGTGCTGTTTGAGTTTATCGGCTTCTTCCATTTTGAGTTCTTTGATCGCCTTTGCGATACTTGCCTCAAGTTGCCGTGTTCTTTTAGTGAGGAATTCAAAAGGTGTGTGTCCTGAACAACTCCACACGGTCTGAATGCCTTTGGTTTCGGCTAGCAACATCAAACTGATTTTGATGCGCTCATCGATTCCGTGATAACCCAGCTCTTCAGCAATAACTTTGTTACGTTTCCGCAGAATATTAAATTTCTTGTCGCTGACGGTATGAAACATGATGACCTCTTGTAATTAGCTTTTGTCTGAAATGGAAGAAACTTTATTTGTCACGATCTTGCCTTGAACAAGGTTGGGACCAATGACTTCTAAAATGTAGACACCCTTATATTCATAAGGATAGCCTTCTGGTTTATTTTTCATCATGGCGCGAATGAAATCCCCACCTACTTTCGGACCGATACGGAAATTACCTTTCCCCATGCGGTAAGGACCTTCCCCTATTCCCATTTGGAAACTGAGTCCGTCGTCAGCACCTTTGAAACTTACTAAACTGGTGTGGGGGAATCCATTCTTACTTAGAAAACCGTGCGGGATATAAACAAAGCCATTACCACGCACGGTGCCGTGCACAAAGTCTGCTTTACTCATGTTTTAAAATCCTATGATACTAAAACAATATGAAGGGGAAACTATCGTGTTGAATAAGTTCTTGGGGGGCTTTTTTAAACGGACGCTTGATCCGTTTACGTACCCTGACATGCCAATGCAGTTTTTGGTGAAGGAAGACAAATTCCAGTTCACCGAAGAGTACGTCACGCCTGAGGTAACGATCCCGAAAGGTTTCATTACTGACGGGGCGAGTACTCCGCGTTGGTTAAAAGGTCTGTACCCGGGTTATTACAAATATTTCCCGGCTGCTGCTGTGCATGACTATCTTTACGGACAAGGTGCCGTATCACGTAAGGATTGTGACGCGCTTTTACGAGACATCATTCGCACTCGCCTTAACATGAGCTGGCGCTACTGGTTCGTGATGTGGGTAGCTGTTCGTGCAGGTGGAAAGTCTCATTACACTAAACGTATTATCGAAGGTAACACCGTAGAACCAGTCAAATAAGGATAACCGGCCATGGCAGACGAAGTTGATTTCATTGAAGAAAGCGCAACGTACCCTGAAAAGATCACCTTAATACAACTAGGTGATGTGGTGCAAGGTGGGAAAGAAGGTAAGTCAAACGAACAGGCCACACAGCTTGCGAATCGTACGAAATATTTAAATCTCGTCATGACACAAATGATGCAGATTGTTTCCCACTACATACCCCAGGGCATCGCTGCAAGCTTGACTGCACCAAACACCTATGTGGGTCTTACGATACAAGAACTGAACATCCAGATTAATGCGGAAAGCTTAACTGGGGACTCGGTTACTGTATCGCTTCAAAGCCTGGCCGGCGACATCCCAGAAGTTGATGTCCGAGTTCTGGGAACTTACGGTGACGACAACACCAGCTTCGGTAAAGTTATTCCAAACACCACAGTGACCACTCAAAAGGTCTTTTTGTTTGATGCCGTACCTTTAACGAGAATGCCGTTTATAAAGGTATTGATAATTACAGAAACTAAGTGGTGGGAATTTGTAGTAAACGTGGCACGTCCTACAGGTGAGAAGACGTATTGTACGCTCGAACCCAAGTCGCTGCCTTCGCTTAGTTAAAAGGAGGTTGTATTTTGTCTGGTGAAAACGACATACTTGTCGAAGCAGAAGCAGGCCAAGAACTCTACCCTGAATCTATTAAACAAATAGCTGTTTCCGACTCAGTTAAAGGCGGACCAGACGGACCGTGCAATTTGCAGGCGAAACAATTAGCACTACGCACACAGTTCTTGAAAGCAAAGTCAGATGCTGACAGCAAACGCATCGACAACATCGAGAAACAATTGGACTGGTTTACGCCTCGTGTTCAGATCATGGACATGAGTGCCACAGGGACAATTTTCCAGTTTGATATACCGGGGATCAACTTCCGGGTCACGCTGAATAAGACCTCTACCAGTAACGTTAGTTTAGGTGTTTCTAGCATCACAGGAACCAACACCGCTGATATCAAGAAACTGGCTTTCTATGACAACGGTATTGACAATGCTGCGTTCGATGCAATAGCACTCACTACCGATGTTAAAGTCATTGATTCCACCATTTACCTGGCCACTCGCGACAACCCGCAAATGGAAGTCTGGGTCGGTGCACAATGTTGGAAAGTCGATGTCATGATCTCTGGTAGCAGTGCGGAACGTGTTCGTGTGTTTGCTTTTCCTATCACGGGAATTCCCGAGACAGCATAAAAAAATAATACTAGAGCGGGTAATCCCGCTCTAGTATTTATGCCGCGTTAATGCGTTTCTACTGCATCAACGGGACGTTCCACCTGGTCGTTACCGTCGGGACTATCACGGGTCACAACCAACGGCAGCCAAGCACCGGTCTTGGTTTTATACAAACACTGGTTTAACATCCAGTCTTGTTTAGTAATGGTGTTGTAGGAAAACTGATAATAGCGACACACAGTAGTACGCCACAACGGCTTTACCAGTACCATTGTAATGATCACTAACCCTACCCCCCAACCAATGAGCAGAGCTTTGCGACGATCACCAAACCATTCCAACGCATCAGACAACAGCGGGTCTTTGCGACGCTTAAAACCAAAGTACCAACCGTAGCCGTAGACCGCGGTAAACAACACTAACGCCAGATAATAAAACTCCATCTACTTTTAACCTTACTTTTGGGATAATTTCTTTTCGATAGCGTGCGCGACAATGTGGTGTAACGCATCGTTACTGAGAACAGCCGTGTTGTATTCTACATGCACAACCACACCCCGATGTTCGTATTTCACCACGCGATGAAATTCAGAGTGTGCGCTGACAAGAGTAGGATGAACACGATAGACAAAGACCAGTTCGTTATCGGTGCCGCATGGACAATAGATTCCGTCTTCTCGCCGAGCAAACGAGCCAAAAGAGGAACACACCAGATCCCAAATGTCTTCTTCGATATCGCGATCATCGATAAAGCTGTTTGGAGACATCCCCAGCAACTTGGTTTCTTTGATCCGGTACCGCTTACTAATCTCTACGATAATATTGCGTAACACGTATTCATCGAGAGACTCGTTGATATCGCTACAACGATCCAGATTACGAATAAATGCCCGCACCTGATTCTTGGCCGTCATCACGTTGGATTCGGTACAGCTGCTTTGTGCCCAGAGTTCAACGAGTGCTCGCTGGATTTCAAACTTGTGCTTGAACGTTCGGAAATGAATAGTAAACGAGTACGTGGATCGCATGATTATTCCTTTCGTGATAGTTGCGTTGATAACGCGTTTTTGTTGGAGATAGAGAACTTGTCGTTTTGTAATGCTTTCAGCACTTTCTCTTCGGTAATGCGTACAACATGTGGCTCAACCTTGGTAAAGTCTGCAGTGATCTTCATGAAAGATTCTGTTAACTGATCTTCCACGGTGTCTAAATGCAGATCGTCGCCGTAGGTGAGGTAGTAACCGTAAAACAGCAAATTATCTTCGTTGTGGTCTGGGTTACTCGCGACCATGGCATCTCGCATCTCTTTCAACAAATCTTCGCCATCGGCTCCCATGGTTTTCAGAGTTGCGTTTTCACGCACCAGTGAAATAGGAATAACCTCGAACCCTTCTTCAGTTTTAAAGTAATGAATCCCCATCATGGTCCAGGTGCGCGGAACAATACAGAGCCATTCATAGGCGTGCTGATGCGCAACCTTGAGATCCATCCCGCTCAGGTGTTGGGCGAGATCACCGAAATGAAATGCCGTGGGGATGTGGTTCATGTCACCAATGATGTGGAACTTAGAAAGACAGATCCGCAAAATACGCACGATGTGGTCAGTTTTACGGCGTGCTACGGTTTTCGGTGCTTTACGAGGTTTCTTGTTACCAGCCATTATAATAATCCTTCTTATTTGGAAAAACATACATAAATAACTAACTAGGGAATTCCCTAGTTAGTTAAAAGTTATGCTGAGAAAATGTGGTTATCGAGCACAGGCTCAATGGTATTACGCAACAGGTTTTCTACGGTTGCGTAATTCAGGGAATGTTTTTTACAGTGCTCATCCAGAGCGATGTACAACGCGTGCGTGTCGACCATCTCTTCCAGCTTCTGCTTGTGTTCTTCAAAGAACTCGGCAATAAACTCAGCAGGTGAGCGACGGATCTGCGTCATACGAATCGTATCAAGCATCCGCTGTCTCCTTTGCAGCTAATTTCTCTGCGTCAGCTTTGGCTTTGCTCGCCAGTGCTTCTTTCAGGAAGATGTCAAACTGATTGCGGCCGTGCACTTTGCCCATCAGCGTAAATAACACATCATCGTTCTCACTGATAATGATCACGGCTAAAGAGGCGGGCAGTGCGCTGTCCAGATGCGACTTACGCAAAATGCGCTGGACACCTTCGGCACGGATAGGGTTAGAGGTAGACACCCACTTACCATCTTCCGTCACGAACACCACATGCGTGATGGGCTCCTGAATTTTGGGCTGCTTACGAATTTCTTTTTTGCGGTACTGAAGTGTGTTCATGGCGGAATCTCTCATTGATGATTACAACATAACATAGCGGTCGATCAGAACATCATTCGCCACTTGATGTAGACGAAAATAAACAGCGCCAAAAAGCCAAACATTCCTGCGTACATCAGAATGCCTTGGATCTTTTCTTTACGCTTTTTCTCTTGCTCACGCTGATGGTATCTTGAAATACTTTTACAAAGCGATCCCAGTAGAGCGTCGGCTTCCATACACGCCTGCTTCATAAAAACAATTTCTTCTAACATGGCGTTGATGCTCATTTGCATGTTGCGGCGCTGTTCCAGCCGCGCATAAAACTTGGCGACGAGTTCTTGACACTCTTCATGCAGACGTTTTGCCTTTGCGATGTAAATGAACTCATCCACGAGGTATTGGAACTTTTCAGCGAAAGTCTCACAGACTTCCAGAAAACGATTGTCGTGAACGTCTAATTCCTTTTCAGGAGTTGACAGAGCCATACCTACCTCGTGAATAAATAGATAAAGAAGCCAATTATTGACACAAAAGCCACCAACCCCATGCATGAATTAATCATGTCGTTCATGGTATCCGGCTGACGATTAGCTTTTACAAAAGCCAGGGCGTTGGCCTTAACGACCTTTACCTCTTCTTCAGACATCTGTTCTGTTGTTTTCACATAGCACCTCAGACCGCGTAATTATAAAGAATAGTTTTTTAACCCAAATAAATACTTCAAGAACTAACCCAAGTGACAATAAAACACCAAACAACCATAATAATTTTTGTTCAAGTGACATTGACTGCCTTTTCTCCTATTTAAGAAACTCCACTCTAATGTAGTGGATTTTGGTTAATGATAAACGCCCAACTTCTTCGGCGGTGGAAATGTAATCTCCTTGCCCACCTACAGTTAAAGAGATCTTTCTCTGATCCCGGATCATCTGACGGAACACACGCGCCTTTCTACCTTCAGGCTTTAGCAGTCCGCAAACATACCCATCAATAACTTTTACTTTTAATACCGTAGCACAGCGGTTAGTTTCGGGTGTGTGATCAGAGAGGCAGGGAGAACTCAGGATAGGTACATCACCTTGCTCTATAAGACGAGCGACGTTATGACGAAGTAGTGCAGAAAAATCCGCACTCTGCATGTCGATCAGTCTTACCCAGTAGAACTCAGTATCCTCATGTTTTACCATGGGTGAAATGAGTTCGTTGCCTCTTAGGGAACCGCGTTGCTTATAATGACTCTTTAAACTTGTCTTCATCTGTGATTATGTAGTTGGCGTTGCTGTCCGTGTAGTTGCGAGCTTGTTTAGCAATTTCTTTGCGCTCAAAGACACGATAGCGCAGCCCAGCATTAACCGCTTCCGGTCGTTGCAGGAACTCCATGATCGTGATGTTGTGTTTCTTGAGATCGGCTTCAATCAGTGCTGAAAACGCTTTGTCCCATTCATTACCGTCAGTAAAGAAAAGGGTCTTGTTGGTTGGTAGGACAATAAAGCCCCTCAGTGCACCAAACTCTGATTTCAAATAGAAAGGAACGTTGTTCTTGCCGATACAAACAAACTGCATGCGACCTTTACCGTCATCCCCCTCAAAGATAAAACCATGGGAGTATTGTTCTTTATACTGAACCACGCAATCGTTAAAGTCGTGGTAGTAAGCCGACCGTGGTTTCAGAATATCCATTGCCACCACATGCGTGTTATCTAATATGATCATCGTTTTTTCCTGATGAGGTTAAGAGACTTCGCAGAGATTTTCTCGTAATCTGTGGTGACCATGAAGTTGTCAACAAAAACCATAGTCTTATAGATTTCTTCTGCAGTTAATTTCAACGCATCGTAGAAGCGGTACGACCCGTTTGGTGAAATATACACGTCGTGCGGTGCATCACGGAAAGTGAGATAGTTATTCTCGTGCGCTACTGTATAAAAAGAACGACGTGTCATCAGCACTAAACGTAAATCTTGATCAAATTCAATGCGGGGATCGTCTTCCCTTAACTGACCTGATTCATAACGCCGAATATAAACCAACACCGGCTCCAGAATACGTTCGATCTGGTCGTTGTCAAACACATAAGCGATATCATTTTCCGGCGTAATGCGCAGCTTGCCTTCGGGAACTTCACGGAACTTATTGAGTCCGGCGATATTGCTTTTGTGCACCACCAAACGATCTGCAACGAGTTCACCGTTGCGATAAACAATCAAAGTCATAATACCTCCAGGTGGAGAGCCGAAGCCCTCCACCGGTTAGATTAACGTTGCGGGAAACGATGCGCCATGGAGCGCGGAGACGGGTTAGATTTTACCTGCGGCGCGGCGGCGGTTTTAACCGGCGTCTGCACAGCTTGACCAGTTGGAGTGTCAGTTAACACACCGTCCTGATAATAGAGTTTGTCGCCGGTTTCGAGGCTCTTGTAAGTTTCTGCATCGACGTTGAGACGCAGCAGAGAATCCTGGAACCCTACAAACAGTTCATCGCCGCCCGCTTTACCGGTTACAACCAGCGTAGTGCCGAAACGAACTTTACCGTGTTGCTTATCAGTGATCTTAATTGCTACAGACATAATGTCTCCTTAATAGTGGCGTGTATCCAACAGTTGTCGGATCTGTTCTTTGATAATAGCGGGTTCATTTTCATCATTGAGACGCCCGAGCTTGTCAAAGCTGACATAAGCCAAACCATCGGGACGAAACAGGATAGTGCGGACTTTGATTGAGACTTCTTTGTCTTCGCGTCGCACTTTAATACCCAAGCCTTTAGGCGAGTCTACCAGGGCTTTGATGATACTCTGCCACTTGGTTGACAGTTGGGTGTAGGGAACGGTAACGTGAAGCGTGATCTCACCAGTACTCAACATGGGTGATCTCCCCTTTCCAGTCGGTAATCAGATCAAAGTCTGGGGAATAGAACGGGTCATGTGGTATATCCACCATCAAAGTGTTAGAACGCTTTTTGTCATTGAAGCGCACACTGACAACCGATCCAATAATGTCCTTGCCTACTTTACTGGTATAGCGTTTTGCATTATAGATCGCTAACCCTTCAGGGGAGTTGATCTTTTCCCGCAACTGACGTTTTAAAGTGGGTGTCAGTTTATTGCCCACTAAGTTTAATTTACCTTTTACTAAAGCCATTTCTTTTACCCCTATACAAAGTTTTATTGTGTGAATACAGTATAGTAATATAGGTTTCAGATTAATTTAAAAAGCGTAAAAAAGCCCTGCCGGGTTTCCCCAGCAAGGCTTGTTATTAATTGCAGGTGTCAAGTCGTGAGCTTGATTTCTTTAATTTCTTTTATGACGCTTAACGTATTCTGTTTCTGTTCTGCAGAAAACTCATTAAAAGATTTCGACAGCACTAACTCCAGCGCACGTGTTAGCTCAACTTCCAAATTGTCCGGGGCAGCTTTTAATGTTTGTACCGCCACCAATAACTCTTGCAGAATATGCTTGGTTAAATGATCTACTTCGTTTCCGTAATGATCTTGCTTTTCCTGTAGTTGTTCGAAATAGATCTCCAATGCTGTTAACAATTGTGCTTGGTGACTTGCAAAGCATTGGTGTAATTCGCGACTCAGTTCTTTTCGAAACCGCTTGCTCGTGTAGCGAGGAAAGAGTACACACTTGATACCGTCCCAAACCACAAGTGCCGCTAGCAACGCTAGAAACCCTTTTACAAATTCCATCTGCTACCCCCTCAGTAACGGCCTAACCAATCAAATAAAGAAATGACGAAACAAGAAACCAAAGACAACAGCAACAATCACCCAAACAAGTATGGTGGTGGTCATTACACGGTTCCTATTTTTTAAGCTGCGGTATACAGCATAGTATTTAGTGTTTCGTCTGACGGGGAGCGCGATACGTGTAGAGTGTGTGTCTGGCGGTATCAGAGAACGGATCTACGTCAATCAGTATACCGTTTATTTTAATGGTAATCAATGCTGAGAAATATTGTCCGTACATAGTCAGCTCGACAAAAAAAAATAAAGAGTAAGAGGGGAGCCGAAGCTCCCGTCCTATTATAATGCCATGCTTGCTTTGCGTGGCTTGTAGCTCACGTTCAGCACGCGGAAGATTTTACCTTCCTTGTCCACAGTATGACAGAGTTTAAAGTTCATCTCGTCATTGGCTTCGATGGCTTTGCGCAGCTCAACATACTTAGGACCGAACGGACGGATAACCGCCGTGACATGTCCCTGTTTGCCTTCGCTGTTGTTGGCCATGTGGATCTTGACTTCATCGATCTTGAAGCCCGTGGTAGTAAACGGAACTTCATGGAACTGGCAGTATTCAACATCAGCGTTAACGCCCTGCTGAGTGCCGTGGTTGGTATTGACGTAACCGCTACGCAATACACGCGTAAAAGTCTGACGAAGATCAGTAGCGAGTTTTACGCCATGATCTTTGCCGCCTTTACGGTTATCGAACAGGGTGACGCGGAAACCTTTCTCGCCTTCGTTAACTGCAATTTCTTCATTGATCTTCATAAACATGGGTAGTGCCTCTTGACTAGTTAATAAGAATATCTAAAAAAGAACCCCCACAATAAGGGGGCGAACCTAATCAGCGGTTCTCAGGGGTTTTGTCCTGTTCTTGTTTAGATACTCTCCTTAATAATTGGCGGAGCAGTTAAAAACCACTCCGCCGCCTTTTATTACAGGTATGCCGCCATTTCAGCAGTCGGTGCCGGGATAGCAGCCGGGGTTACTGTGTCGATGGTTTCAGCAGCGCCTTCGATGATTTCGGAGCTCACCAGGCGGTCCTGTAAGAACTCACCCAGCATCACGCCGCCCAGACCCAGCGCAGTACCTGCGGAAGCTGCCAGGCCAGTTTTCACCAGCTCAGGCAGTTTGCGAACAGCTTCGATCTGCGTGAACAGATAGTCCGAACCGAAGTAAGAAACGGCCGCACCGCCCAGACCACCCGCGACAGCACCAACACTGTATTTGTTGTTAGCTACAATGTTGAAACCTGCTGCTGCCAGGGCAGTACCTGCTGCGATGAACTTCGGCTGTAACCAACCTTTGTTCGCTTCTTCCAGACCGATCAGAGACTGTTCAATCTCTTTGGCCATGGTTTCGTTGATCTCAGCAATGGCTTCTGCCGGCGCCTTACCGCTTTCGATGGCTTTGTCATACGTCGCCACCGCTTGACGGGAGACGTTGAGTTCAGTCATCTGCTCAGGCGACAGCTCTTCACCACGCTTGATGCGTGAATCCAATTCAACGGTTTTACGACGCTGAATTTCGATCGTGCTTGCCACACCGATATCTTTCAATACCGGGGTGTTCAGATCGTACTCACGCAGCTGCGGCACAGTGTAGTGCAGGCCAGTGCGTTTGTTAACGATCGCCACGAAGTCACCAAAGCACTCTGGTTTGATCATGGTCTGCAGCTCAGAAGCATACATGTGTTTGATGTAGTCTTCGTGAGCGTTCTCTTCACGCATAACCTTAACCGCCTCGATGAACGACTGCGCCGCGATCATGGTAGGAGAACGGTTCTCAATTACTGCGTGAACTGCACCGTTGTTCTGCTCAGCGTTGTTGTTGGTAGCTTCGTTGCGGTTAGTGTTTTTGTTAGACATGATATATACTCTCTCAAAGTTATATTAGGTTAAAGGATGTAAAAACATTTCCTATGTTCATACACCCAAGTAATATAGACTTGAGAAAAACTGTAATCTAAATAACAGGCAAAAATAAAGAGGTATTATTAACCCTATCCTGCGAGGGATAGGGTTAATAAGTTATTTAATTAGCTCTTGAAAGCGAGTAAACAAGATACGGAAATAGAGTTCAGCCGGAACTCCGTCTTGCGCGCCCAGAGAGAAAGCATCGTTAACTTCCACCAACGCCCATTTGCCGTTGATCTTGCCCACGTCAAAACTTCCCCGCGGATAACCAAACTCTGTTAGAAGGTTGGCGATCTCACGGTTCATGTTGGCGAGTTCATGATCTTTAATACGACAGTGGATGTCGGCTATCTGACGCTGCTCATCCATGAAGTAATAGACGCGATTCTCTTCCGTAATCTCTACCGGGTCACACACATGTATCGGTGTGTTCTGCGAGACACCCTGCAAACGGAAGTCATCAAAGTCATGACACACAAACCCAGGAAAGCGTTTGACATCACGTGCTGGCTTAATGAACTTCGGAAGATCAGACAGCTTGAGATCTTTGAGTTCCATCTGCTCTACACGACGACGCAGATATCCCAAGACACAATACGGGTAGTCGTAAGGCAGAGGAAGTTCTCTCTCGTACTTACGCAGCACCTCGCGCATAAAGCCGATAGATCCCGAGGCAAAGACAAAGGTGTCGGGCAGGGCGAGCTTTTTAACTTGCTTCTTACCCACCGGAACCACATCAACGGTATTACCGAAGTTCTTTTCCAAGAACGTCTTGATGAGCTCTTCCTCCTTGCCAAATACCCCCGTGCCTTTCTGTTCTAACCAAAAGACATGTTTCACAGCGTCTCCCCTCTACGAATTTTATCCAACGTTTCTGCACCGTCAATAGACTTAACAAATTCGTCACGAGGCGAACGAATATGGTATTCTGTCTTTGTTTGTATCTCGCCCTTTAAATTCGAGACTACTACCGTTAAGACGGCGCCATAACAGTGGTGATATTTTTCCAGCGTGGCGGCGTACCGTAAATTATTAATTGATTCACAGTGGTTAAACCGCCCGTTGGAGAAACACACCTTGCTTTTAAGCGTGCGGAAATCTTCCTCTTCATCGCCATACTCCCGAAGGTGGACTTGAATGCCCAGCGTCTTAAGCGTTTGTTCAATGGCACGATATAAAGAAAGGTGTTCGAAGTTGCTTTCATCGTAAGGTAGTGCCAGCAACGCCATCTGTTTAAAGATATCGGCCAGAGTCACCAATCCGTAGTCGTATGATTGCATGTCAACGGTAAATGTCGTTTCACCCATAGACACTGAACTAAGCCCAGACGACTCGCCCAAATGAAAGATAAATGGATGACTCAAGTTGCCTGTTTTAATTTCCCATTTACCGCGGTGTACTTCAGTGATAACCATAATGATTCCTTAAAGTTGCGTGCATAAACCTTACGCCTGTTGAGGGGCGTAAGGGAAGTGTTATTGTAAATCGCGAACGGTTTCGTTGGTGAACTGCAAAGTTTTGCCCAGCCAGTGGTCCATGCCGGTTTTGACAATCTCCAGCGTGTAGTCGTCGGGATTATACACCAGCGACATGTGCAGCAGAGCAGTGCCAAAAGAGTGCTTGTAGCCAGCCTCTACCAGACGCTTGAATTCGCGATGCAGGCCGATAGAGTGCAGTTCCATAACAATGGCTTTACCGAGTGGTTTAAAGCCGATTACGGTGGCTTCAAACGTGACGTCAGGGTTGATAACACAGCGCGGTTCTTCACACTCCTGTTCGTCATACATCAACGTAACGTGGAAGGGGAATTCCGACACGGGTTTTAAATCTAAGTCCGCAATTTCGCGACTCATCACCCGCTCTTGATCTTTGACCAAGTTAACGGAGACGTAACCGAGCTTTTTCATTCTGGTTCCTTAATTGAATAATGAAACGTTTCATAGCATCCCTGCGACGATTCCAGCTACGGTACTTGCTACGACGCTGAAGGTATTTGCGTAATCCCATCGGTAACGACTCACCATACGGTTTCAACAAATACTCGACAAAGATGGCGCGGTCACGTCCATTAAAATAATAACCCTGCAAATTCTCTATTGATTTAATTGCACTGCCTTGATAGAAAGGTGGTTCATCGTCTCCCATGTCATTAACCTGTAACGCTTTAATGCCTTTGCGATTGATACCATCTGGAAAATAGGCATCGAACACAAACCCATTCTCCTCTACCCAGACATGCCAACCGCCCGCGTGGATGGTTGGTGAGAGCCCTTGTGCTTTGGCAATGACATACACCAGCGTTGCCATCACGTAACAGTCACCATTATTAATCTTTGTCGCTAACGGTAATTTGCTGTTGGGCTCTTGCTTTTTATACAACGCACGGAAATGCGGCAGTAGGCTGCGGATGATACGGCCGTACTGGTCGCGTTTCTCATGAACCTGGGACATATCCAACATCTTGCTCCGTGGGGTTTTTGAGTGCGGCGGTAGCGGCTTCATCTGCCATGTCATTGTACTTGTCTCCGGAATGACCTTTGACTTTAAAGAAGCGTACTTTGTTCTCTTTCAACAATGCATGCATCTCTTTCCACAGGTCGAGGTTTTTAATGGGTTTCTCGATACCGGTTTTCCAGTCGGTATTGATCCACTTCTTACGTGCCCACGCCCAGACCCATGCACTACAGCCCTGTTTGACGTAGTTCGAGTCGAGGTAGACGTCAAAGGTTTTGTTGGGGCCGAATTCTTTCAACAGCGCAATCAGTGCCATCATCTCCATGCGGTTGTTGGTTGTTAAGTGGTAGCCTTTTGATAAAGTGAGTACTTCTTCACTGCCTTCAATCGGGAGTATAACCCCGTAACCACCGGGACCTGGATTCGGATTGGCGCCGCCATCCGTATAGGCCACTATTATCTTTTCATCCACTTTTTACTCACCTTAATAAAAGGGGGAGGTTGCCCTCCCCAGTGTGTGTTACCAGCCGTGACTATAACTTGGGGCTTCCAGTTTCTTTACAGAAGCCACGGTGCGGGCAACGCCGATGCGGTCACGCAGGGTTGAGGTGACATGACGAGAAATGGTGTTAGCCAATTCGCCTGCGCCCAACGACTGCTGTACCGCGCGTCCTATGTAGAGCTCCATCTGCTCATCATGGTTATCAGAAGAGAAGTGCTGCGGGATGCGCCACGGACGATAACCACGACGGTCTTCTTCTTCCAGCAGGCTGCGCTTGGCAGTTTTACCCACTTCATAAACGCTGTTGCCATATTCATCGGAGCCATCAATACCCAGCCAGAACGATTCACCGCCGTTAACCAGCGTAATCATCAGGCGTTCAGAAGCCTGAACAACCGTGAGGTCGTAGATGCTGTTGACTTCGATGTTGCCGTTGGAACGGAACTGCACAGAGCGCGTGTGGTGGCAGCCGGTGTTCTTAACTTCAATCGAACCTTTCGCTGACAGATGAATACCCGTTAAACGAGAGTTACCGACGTTCGCGCTTTTGCCTGACACGCTACAATCTTTGAGCTCGCTTTTAACGATGTTGTAGTACACATCGGTGATACGAACATCTTGCAGGGTAGACTTACGGATGCTGTTGCGACCAAACGGCTTTTCAGTGCCGTTAGCGTTAACTGCTATGAGTGAGCTGTCTTTTAACCACAGGCCTTTCAGTGTGCCGCGATAAATATCACCAGCGATAGCGCGTGAGTTATCGACGATCACATCTTCCCAGGTCTGGCCCTGAATGACGTTGTCTTTCATGGAGATGACGTTGGTTAAATCAGACCCCATCACAAACATGACACCCGGGCCGCCGGTCAGTGAGTTACGCGCACTATCCCACATCGACGGCATACGGAGTTTGTCATTGAGCTCTACACGGCTGCCGTGTTCAATGACCAGCACCTGAAACAGTTTGGTTTGCGACAGTCGGTCACGCAGGGAAGTGATCATACCGCCGTCACGGAAACGGTCTTTGGCGTTCAGCTCGAGCGCATAAACGTAGACGTCCCACTGTTTCTCTTCGCGCTGCAGCTGCACCCAGCTTGCACAACGATCAAAACGGTAATCAAAACCAAAACCGCGACCGGTTTCCAGAATTTGATTCAGGTGGCCTTTGATGCCTTTAACCTGCGGCTCGATCTTTTCACCGTTGATGATAAGGGAACTGCCCGCATCGTCCTGATTACTGTCCGGATAACCCCAGACCGATTTCAGTGTGGTACTGGTGATTTTGTCCAGCTCAATGGCAGAGAGTTCAGCCAGCTTCACCGATACCTCTTCGGATTGCTCGCCGAGTTCATCGCGATGCCACGGCGCTTTGAGCAGGGGTGCGGGTTTCACCGGCTTTTCTTTTACCACGGCAACTTCGGTAACCACTTCATCAGCGGCTTTGTTTTCCACTGCCGGTAATGCTGCTGTTTCTTCAATCACAGTGACTTTCTTTTTATCTTGTGCTTTTGACATTTCACTACCCTTCTACTTTGAATTAACGGTTAAGACCACGGGCCAGCTGATCGAGATTGCCATTGAGGTTTTCTTCTTTCAGGAAGATAAAGACCTTGCCGTTGCTGGTTTGACGGATTTCCTTGTTGTGCCAATCGGCGAAGAAAGGCAGTTCACTGCGGTCAAGCACCGCGCGAATACGCACGGAGTTCTCTTCCACGATATAGTCGACTTTGTCCTGCATGTGCATGCGGAAGCTTGCCACTAAGTGAGCGGGACCTACGATTTCAATTTCGTCGAATTTCATAATGCTTTAATCTCCTTAACGATCTGATTGAACTCGGTATCACGGCGAACGTGCAGCAGTGGAATACCCAGTTTACGGCCTTCTTTCATGGAGTTGGTTTCGGTGTCATCTACCGTCGCCCCAACGATCACGCACTTAACCTGCTTGTTAACGCGTGGGACGACCTCTATGCCACTTTTCAGTAACAACTCCGCTATGACATTACGGGGTGAATCAAACACGCCAGTGAGCACTACACGCACTAATTGCGGACGTTGTGTATCGGGTCGCACGGTAACGGCCGAAGCAAAGCGTTCGATATAGCGCATCTCGGCTTTGTCACTGCTGTGCTTTAACAAGCTTAATGCTTTTGCCGGTGTTACCGCAGCACGTACACGATCAGCATCTTTGATAAACAGCAGGAAGTTATCCAGCGTTCCCAAATGATAACTGAGCTTGGCTGACTCGGTGACACCAAACTCCGCCATGTTCAACACGTAGATGAACTGGCTCAGCGTCATCTTGCGGGCGTTTTGAATGGCGTTGTAGTGACGAGCCGGGATTTGCGAGGTATCCAAACTAAACAGATCGAGAGGGCGTTTGATAAGCCCCCGCCCTACCCACTCTTCCAGTGTGGCTTCACCTAATCCCTGAATGTCTAACCCCTCTTTGCTCACGGCGCGCTTCAAGGTACTCAGCAGCTTATCAGTACAGCCTTCGGTGTCGTTACACACCAGAGACGGTCCAATACGACTTACCGGACCTTTACAGCATGGACACTGCGTCGGTAACGTAAAGCGTGGGTCTTTGCTGGCTTCCACGATGGCGTGCAGATGAGGAACACAGTCACCGCTCATGACCACACGGATCTTATCACCGTGACCGAGCTTCAGGCGCAGGAAGTTACCGGCATTGAACAGATTGGCTTGCGTACATTTGCTGCCATCAATGTCGATCTCTTCATACACCAGCTTCGGCACAATCTGGTTTTTATTTACAGACCAGATTACGTCTCGTGCTTGCGTGTCACCAAACAAGGTGTTGTACTTAAAGGCAATAGACGAGAACGGCGCGCGGTCAGTATTGCTGTCAACTTTAACATGATAGTCCAGCTGATTGGCTTTTAACACATAGCCATCAAACGGGGCGTTCTTGTTACGGGCGTGTGACAACAAATCTTTCTCACTAACCAGCTCAGGAATGTCAAAGCCTTTCTCAGCCAGCCAGTTACGCACTGCTTTACCGGTGGTGAACTTCAACGCCTTTGCTGCGTTAGGGGAAATCTCATACGCACTCAACGTGATCTTGCCACGCGCATGACGAGTCGGTTCAGCAGAACGCACCCAACCCGACACCTGATTACGCTGCTTCTCGATCTTGACGCCGCTGGCTTTGAGTTCATCGATATCGTAGAACGTTAAATGTGCTTCACAACGAATGTCAGCATGGTCAACGTCACGGAACTCTTCGATGTACTCGGGCAGATGTTTAAAGAGCTTGGCGTTGTGGGAAACGTCTTCACCCTTCTCATTGCTGCCTTTGGTCAACACGTGCACCAACTTACCGTGACGATAAATCAGCTCAATAGCCAAACCATCGAGCTTGGTTTCGATATAACAATCCCCATAAAGCTTCTTATAGAAAGCATACTGGTTAAAGTCATAAGTCCGGCGCAGTGAGATAAACGGGCGAAGGTGGTCAACCAGTTTCAGCGGGCTCTTGTTTTCAAAGATGCTCACAGCTTTGTTCTCACCCTGAATGGCCTCTAACTCTTTAATCAAGCTAGGGTTGTCATCCAGCAAGGCGGTGAGGTTAAGCTTCAACAGGTCGTACTCGCTGTCACTGATTTCGCTTTCATCAAGCACAAAGAACAAGTGATCGTGGTAGTCGATTTGTTCTTGTAGTTTTAGTGCTTGTTCAATGAGTGGTGTTTCCATAGCGGATCCTAAGAAAATAATAATTCAGTAATATGCTGGTTTAGTTTGATAATATTGTCAGCTTTACGCTGTTGCATATAGCGAGGAATCACATGCTGTTTCTCCCAAATAATCATGCGACTATCGGTATCCAGTACATTATCACCGTAGATAGGGTTATCATCAACCAGCACGAAATGGGGATGGAGTTCCTGGAGAAAGTCTAACTTGTTGGGGTTAGTGGCCTTGTCCAGCACGTAGACATGCTTCATTGGCACACCCGGAAAATCACGCAGCAGTGCACGTGCAGTGAGTTCACCGGTTTTATCGATGCTCTTGCGATGCGTGCATATGCCTACGTCAATGCGACCGGCATTGACCAGATCGATAATCAAACCGCGGATATCGGGATCAAACGGTGCGGCGATAATAAAGCCTGTTTTACGCAAGCCGTGTTCCCACACCACGTCATCAATGAGTTTTGCCAACGGGGAGCCCAAACGGGTGAGGTCTTCACGCAGCGTCAGGAAGTCCTGCTTGGGAATATGTAGGTGTTCCATCATAATGCGGTCTACTTCATCTAACTGCTTTTTGTTGCGCAGATAGGTAATGATGTTGCTTTCGATGTATTTGCCGGTTAGGTAAACAACGTCATCCAGGTCAAAAAAGATAATAGGTTTCGTGCTTTTCATTTATAGTGAATCTCATAAGTGTGTTAAATAAAGAAGGGGTGTGACCCCCCTCTTTATTGGCGTGATTTATTATGGTTTGATTTGTGTGGCGACAAACTGCAATGACGCTTCGACATCGAACTGATCAGTAAAGCCCGTGGCCAGGCATTCAGCTTTACCGTTGTTAAAATTGATATAACCCAAAACTAAAGAACCCACCATGACACAGAAACTGGTGGTATTGTTTTCAACGATGGTAACGTTGCACGGCATGCCTTGAGAAGCATTTATTACGCCGTTGTTAATGAAGCATGGTAATGGAGACTTCTTCATTGTTATCGCTCTGTAATTGCGCAATCAGTTGTTCGTACTTGCTGTTGTTAACCAGCTCGGAACACTGCTGCTTGTGTTTGCGAATTTTAGCATTCATTTTCTCGCGGAACTGTGCTACCGTGGCGATTTTGCCGTTCACGGTAAACATGCTGCCGTTGCCTCGGGAAATCCGTACGTACTTCGACACCTTGGCATTGGGATTGCCTTTCAGTATCTTCTCCGCACCATAGAGTCCCACAAACCAACTCATATAGACATCGCCGTCTGTAACCGGTCGATGTACCTTGCTTTCAAGGTATTTACGGTTCTCTGCTAAACCTGCTGCACCCACAAGGATGTTTGCCCGTTTGTTGTGGACAGAACTTTTAGCAGAAACGCCCATCTTACTGGCATGTTTCTTGAGATCATTTCGCCATTGTCGGTCGCTGTACTGCATGGCACCCTTTACCGACGAATACTTGTTATGAACGTTATTACCAAAATTACTTTCGATGTACAACACCGCGGTCAACAGATCCGCACTGGTACCGGACTTCTTCTCTGCTTCTAAAATGTATTGATCGATTTTTGCATAAGCCTTTGCATCGGCTTTGGATATCCCCGGACCACTGTAGCTTGCGTGAGCTGTGGTTAACGAGCACAGAGCCAGTAACGCACCCAAAAGAAAAGTTTTAACGATGGACATGATTTTGTTCTCCGACATTTACACAAGGTAGAGCAAGCTTTTACACTTGCATCTACCCTAATAATGTAGGTCTAAAATTAATTAGCCTTTTTGTATGATAGTGTGTGCATTGACTTTCCCCTGAATGGTTAACCCTTCACGATTAATCGCGATGATATTTGGGTTGTTGAACATCCCATGCTGTGCTGCGTAGTGCGATACCATAAAGAGTTGTTCGTGCTCTTTATCAGCAAAGATGCTCTGAATGTACGCGAAGAAACGTGTCCGGTTAACTTCATCCAGAAACGCACCTACCTCATCCATAAACATCGGGAACCAATTTGGTTTGTAACGCATACCGACTTTACGAATAGCCCAGTTAAGGATTTCGCTTTCGCCAGCTGAACAATCAGAGATGTCCGCCGCTTCGGTATTTTGTCCATTCACCACGGGGAAGCGATACGTGAGATCGCCATTATCTTTGTTACACGGTTTCAGCATCAAGGTAATTGAACTGAACTCTTTGATAATCGCATTAGTGTTACCACAGAACGTTTTGATAAAATCAAGCATGAGTTTACCAATAAAGCCTTTGTTGGGACACAGGGAATCCATCAAAGCCTTCACGATCTTGGTGCGGCGTTTTAAGCGCTGAATGTCTTGGTCAATCGAGTCAACCACAGAGTGCAAACTCTTGCTGCGAATGATTTCCGACATGCAGTGGTTCTTTTCTGCCGTGCGACCCGCAATCCCAAAATCCACCTCTTTCTTGAGCTGGTAGTGGAACTCGCCGGTAAGCGCGGCTTTAAAAGAACGCAGTTGAGTTTTAAAGAGCGACAGTCGTTCGTCGTACTTTTCCATTTGCTCCAACAGATAACGATCGGTGCGTAACCGCACATTGGCTGAACGCATTGCGACGTTATGGAAGTTGATGCTCTCCTCGGATTGCTTGATCTGTTTGATCAGCGTTCCTATATAATTTTGCTTAAGGAGATTAATCTGGGAAGTATTGACCTGCTGCTCTTTCTCCAACGGCTTGATATTCTCCACTGCATCGTCGTAATCCGCCAGACGATCAATGGCGTTCACTAGGTTTACCCCGTTGACTTTGCCAATGTCGTACTCACGAATCACCATCGCTAAATCCGCATCGGTATAGCGCTGCTGACGCAGGAAGTTATACAGCGCCTGCATGCTCAAGAACCAATCGCTGTCGTTCTCAATCAACACATCCAGCTTGGCAATCTCGACGTCATAGTGACCAACCTGTTTGGTTAATCCTGCGATCGCCACCTCAAGCAAGTTAATGTCCTGTTCAGTGACCCCAACTTTAAAGGTGTGGTCGCATTTGGGACACTCTACGCTCTCCATGCCACGGTAATGCGCTAATCGGTGCTGCTTCTCCTCTAACATGTGTTTGGTTTTGGAACGCTCGTTGCCCATGAGGTCGCGTTTGCTTACCCATTCCTGATACATCTGACGGGTCAGATTCGGAACAGAGCTCGGCGTCACGTTAATGAGGTACTGCTTCATCTCGCTTAACGCCACCACAAAGCGACTACCGAAATTCGCGTAAGCTTCCATCAATATACCATGGTCATTCAGGTAAGTTTTCAGGTTGCTGCGCTTTTCATTCCAGTGCTTGAGGTCAGCTTCAATGGCTTTGGCTCGCTGCTCCAGCACCTTGGGATCCTGCTGAATATCCTTTAAGCTTACCTGTTCGTTGAGTTCAGCCAGCTTCTTGGAATGGTGCTCCTGTTTCTGCTGATGCGAGCGCAAAAAGTTCTCGTGGTGAATAACGCGATTCTTGGCTTGTTCCCGCGACAAACACTCGGGGTTAGCCACGGTGAACTTCAACAGGAAACTTGCTGTGTCCGTTAGCGCTTCATGCATACGACGTAACTGAGGATGCTCTTTGGCCAGTGACAGTCGACCTACCATCAGCAAGCCTTCACGAATCTCTTCGTCCAGCGTGGCCACACGTGACAACAGTTCGTCTTCAGAAAGCTTGTTCAGCGTTTCCAACGTTTGCTTTTCAATGGCGTAACGTGAAATCTGATTACGCAGTGCGCCACGCAACGAGTTCCATTCATCTTTAAGCTTGCCGTAAACATCCATGGCATAACTGGTGTCATTGGGGTAAAGATCCATTAAGAAATCTTTACGCTTAGCCGGTGACATGCTGTTGAACAAATCCGTGATGTGCAGTCCACTCAAGATCTTTGCTGTGGCCTGTGTAATCCCGAAGTGGCTCTCTGCCAGCATGCGCTGTGCGGTTGCCGTGTTGCCGGTGTTAAGGTTCTCACCATCAACTTCGAATTTGTGGTAGCCCTCTTTCCCCATCACTGAGGTCATTTTATAGATTTTGCCATTGTGCAGGATAGAGATAATCTTTGTGCCACCATCTTCGAATTTTGATGTGTCAGGCGGGAAAGGATGTAACTCACGCATGATGCTGCTTTTACCGGCACCGTTGGTACTGATAAAGATGTTGATTTGATCTTTCGTCACCATCTTTATTTCTCTGACGTTACTGGTCGCCAAAGGTATGAAACCCTTTAAATAGAAATCTAAAATCATGACGGTTCTCTTTCTATCGTATGTTCAATAAACTTACACTAAAATATAGGTAGTCCAGTATGAATGTATTGCAATGGGTTGGGCAGTCAACTGTGGCTTCCACCAAGGAAACCAATTCGCACGAGATTATGGTTTATTCGCCGCTGTTGTTTCCTACCGCAGACGGTGGCGTTACCGCTGATGTGGCGCGGGTTAAGAAAGAAGGCGTGGATGCACAGGGCAAGAAAGTCAACACTGACATGCTGAAAAGCAACAAGGTTGTGCCGGCCACGTGGAAACCCATTGGTGAACCCAACCGCTTAACCCCGCCTGATCTGCGTGAGGGCTCCCAGGTCAACCTGTATCAGTTCTCGGGTAGCTCAGAGTACTTCTGGACCACCTTTGGCTTTGCGGCCGAGACAATGCGCTGTGAGACGATTGTGTACGGTTGGAACGCCATGCCAACCGATAACGAAGATTCCAAGTACGATCTCTCGAAGTACTACACCATGATTGTGGATACGCGCACCGGCCAGATGTCGCTACGCAACAGTAATGCCAACGGTGAGAAAAGCATTATTGAGGCCAAGTTCAACTTCATGGAAGGTCACTTCATGATGTCGGGTGCGCAGAACTCGCTGCTGATCTGGGATGACCTAAACCACTCCTTTACCTACCACAATGCCGAAGAGTCGGTGTTGACAGTCGACAAAGATAAAATGTATGCCTTTACCAAGGGCGGGATCATGCTTCAAACCGACGATGACATCAGCATGCAGTGCAAGAGCTTCCTGCTGCAAGCCAAAGATGTCACCATGAACGTAGAAGACCAGACCACCATTAATTGTCCTGAAACACAGCACAACGGCAACTTAACGGTAGACGGTACCATTCACTCCACAGGTGACATGAAATCGGATTCCACAGTAACCGGCATGAGTGGAGTAAAAACCGGCGCGGGTATTGATGTGGATAAACATAAGCACCCTAACGGGAATAACGGTAACGATACCGGTCCGGCTAAAATGTAAACATAAATATAACTACTGCTCCTCGAGGAGCAGTAGTTATAGTGTTATTGGTTAATCCAAGTATCGATAGTAAAGACATACCCTCCCGGTCCGTCATCTGGATCATTGACTTTAAAGATCAATGTATAGTCGTTTCCAGCACTTGGGTTTTGTTGGACTGCATAACGACCACGTCCGTCATTTTTGGTAACGTTAGCACCAAAGCTGGATGAACGACCTATGCCCGGCCTTGCCAAAGCTGGGACGTTAATGGCGGCCGCCACATAGTTACCGTAATCCTCAAAACCTGTCCCTCTTAACCCAGGATTCCACGCCTGTCCACCCACAGTACTGTCGCGGGAATAAGAACGCCGGTCATTATTAAGACGCATCGTTAATGTTCCCAAACGCATGTTGTACTCAATGATTCCGCTATCATCAATGACAAATGAAATTTGCCCTACGGTCATAGCCGGTTGAATCCAATACGCGGCACTTGACAGTCCACTGTAACTTGCTGAGAGTGCACTTCTTGCTTGACCAGCTATCGATCCGTTAACGCGCAATTGAGTATAGTAACGATTATTACCATCTCGCGGGTCTTGGAACTGAACGTATACACGCACAGCTGTTCCGTTAGAAGCATTACCCACATTCCAGTTAAGTGATGAATTCCACGGGCCGTTAGGGTAAAGGCTGTATAAAAACAGGTTTGATGTTCCCCCTTCACCATTGATGGTAAAACTAGTGTTGGGGAATGTGTCATCAAGGTTTAACGTGACGACCACCGAACCAATAGTGGCATTGTTAATGTCACCGGCACTGCGTTCATTTCCAGCATTATCAAAGTAACGAAAACTGATTGCGTCACTACGCACAGCCACCAAGTCATAACCAAACACGGGTGTTAGCCACGTAGGCGGTTGCCAATCCCCGCCCGGCGTTAGCCGCAAACGTGCTGCGGCATGTTCCGTGCGATCATAGTTGTTTGCTGTGCGAACAAACACCCGTATCGACCCATTGCGAGGAATGACATTCTTTTCCACTTCCAACGTTTTTACCCAGGGACCACCTGCACTCAGTGAATAAGTAAACGGACTGGTTGAACCGGCAACATCGATGTTAGATAAAAAGAACCACGGCCAAATGAGGTCGCGGCTGCTTTTAAACTTGATATCAATGTAGCTGATACGACCCCGCCCACTGGTGTCGGTGACCTGGTTGTTCACGTCGTACTGCGTGTACTCAATCGTTCCCTCAAGGATCGCTTTAACCCAGTCGTAATCAACTAACATGGTTCGCCCTTACGTATCGCGGATAACGTCTTTATAACGGAAGAAGTTTGTCGCGCCCAACTCGCTACCGTCATTCTCCACGAACGGGATCGTCGCACCTTTACGTGTGCTACTAATGAGGTGTTTGTCCAGAACAATGAAACTACGGGTATAACGCACCCCGGTGCCGTCATTGTCGTAGCCGATCATGATCGCGTTGTTATCGGGTTTCTGTTCCGCATCGTAACGATTCAACTCAATGATACCGGTGTTCTCTTCCAGGTAGAAATAACTCGGCCAGGTAGAGTACGCCAGTTCATGCGTTTCATCCACCGAGATGCCCACACCGTTGATTACACAGCGGTAGCCTTCAGGAATGATAACCAGCTTCTGATTCGACAACTGGTAGGGTTTAAACGTCACCGAGGTATCACGCACATTGGTTAACACCACATCAGACACAATGGGGGTTGTACACTGGAACAAGCCAACACGTGGAATCAAGGTCAGTGGATAGTGATCATCTGCAACGTCAAAGAACTCGGTACCTGCAAACGCTTTAGCCGGCACTGTGGCAATCGGTTTCAGCGTAGGTGTGGTAGCCAGGAAGTTATCGGTCGAGAAGGTCACATCACCGCTCATGTCGTTCCATGGACGGTTCAAACCAAACACCCACTGGTTGTCACTGACTTTATATGCCAGCAAATCACAGTGGCGAGAATGCAGTCCATCGTTGCTCTGACTGACGGCATTGCCTTTGGTCGGCGTGGTTAGCTGCGATACCACGGTAAGCGCAGTATCGGTTTTCAGCCCCAGGGTCAGGGTGTTACCGCTCAGGGTATAGGGAACGATCGCTGCATGCACAATGGCACATCCGTCACTCCACCAACACACTGCGCGTTGACCATTGACCACAAACACGCCCATGTTCGGAGACAGCGGATACTGGCTCTGCTGACCGTTATAGGTCTGCTGTACCACAGCGGCTTTTGCAGCCTCTGATGCTTTCAAACGCATCACAATCAGGGAGTTTGCCGACAGTGTGACTTTGCCCCCCAACACCACGGCTCCGGCAGCGTAGTTAAACGAACTGTAACCAGTGTAGTCATTGCGGCTGGTAAAGTTCAACGCGCTCATCGTTACCCCGCCCGTTACCGAGGACATCGAACACAACGCATCAGGCAGTGTGGTCACCAGATCACGTTCAGTAATCAGATCAGGGCGAGTAATACCGTAGATCTTGGACGTGCTATCGTACTGCGTGTTGCTTCCGGTTTGCCACTGCAGCTCTTTGTGTTTGTAACCAAAGCGATCCACCGCCAAGCAGTAGCTAAGGTAGCTAACCTGATTGGTGTCTTGCGACAACGGCAGAATACGCTCCGGCATTTCACCCAGAGAGAAGTGACGCGTTGGCACAAACATCTGCGTTACGCTGTCCTTCACTGGTCGACTCAGCTCTGGGTTCTCCAGCAGCGGAATCACACCCTTCATGTCAGTGGGCGACACTTTGATGCGCAGACAGGTTGGGGTGGTGTAACCGTTTAAGATCAAACCGTTGTTGTTGATCACGCCCGGGTTCTTCACCAGGTTCAACAGGTTCGTGGGGTCGTTGTCTACCAACCACTTACTGTTTGCCAGATCCGCTTCGGTGAAGATGCGGTCTTTGCTGAACCCTTTCAACATGTCAATCGCACCGGTATCCGCAATAACCAGTTTGCCTGGGTGCACAGATTCCGTGAACGTAAAGACCTTCTTGAAGCTCTTGCCGTTGATGGTTAGGGTTACCGGTATGCTGATGTTCATCAAGAACTCCAGGTTCAGGTAACGCCAATCTGCACTGATGGTGGGTTGCTCGCCGGCTTTGAGATCCACGGTCAGCGTCACACCCGCACCCAGATTAAAGAAGTCCGCCAAAGTCATCGTACGCGTTTTGTTGATGCTGTCGTTAACGTTGTTCATGTTAACGGTGTTGTACGTGGCCTTGTAGCTGCTGCTTACAATCTGTGTGATGGTGGGGTTGGACTCCGGATCGTTAACACCGAAGAAGTAGTGACCGACGCTCAGCACGTTGTTCGCGTAGCTGGCGCTCAGCAAACACCCTTTGTGGGAGATATCACCAAACGTAGAGCTCAGTACCACGAAGAAGTTACCAGAACCTGGCACACTGCTTGCGTAGTTATAGATGCCCTTGTTTGCCAATGGACGGAAGATGCCGATGCGACCTTTGTTGTCCAAGGCACCTTTCATGTTCCAGCCCGCCCCCAATACAGCGTAGAGATTTGACGCTCTTCGTTGAGGCCAATGCTCGACCCCATCTTCACGGTATCTGAATAGTACAGCGAATAGGGTCCTGCGTTGTTGGCAGGGTACTGTGGGGACACGATTACACGGTCACCGTTCATGATCAGGGTTACCGGTGCTTTCTTAAAGAACAGCGGATTACCCGGGTCTTTGGCAGCACGGTCAAACTGATCAATGTGGTGCAGGGCTGCAAACGGCATGCGTACGTTTTGCTGGAAGTCAGTGGCGTTGAATCCGCTCACAGACTGCTTGATAGCCGCGTTCATACCTGCGGGCGTAACAAACGCATCGTCCACAAACTTCAGGTGATCGTTGGTGGTAGCGGTACGGAAGTTATCCACCTTTTCTCGATCAATGGTTTCTGCGGTTTCACCATGAACCGGTCCCGTTAAAGCAATGTGGGCGTCAACCGGCGCACCGCATTCAGCAATAAAGTTACCCACTGCCTGAGCGATGTACGTGAGGTTAGCGCTGGTCTGATCATCGGAACTGTCTTGTCTCTGCTCGATCTTGCGACGGAGATTATTGAGGCTTGACAGCAACGAACCAAATCGCGGTTCGGGATCTTCAATGACCGGACGTTCCCCACCGATAATGATCATGAGAACTCCTTGTGGGGAGGTCACCCTCCCCGATTAAGATTAACTGCTTGGCAGGTCGTGCTGGTACACGTAGCTCAGTGTACCTTCATCCATAGGCATGCCGATCGATACCGGAATAGAACCCGCTTTACGAGACGTTGACAGAATAGCATCGCCGATCATAAAGGTAGAGTAACGTTCAATGGTAAGGATCTGCTTGTCATTGGTCACGATCTTAGCAGCTGGAATCAAACTTAAGTTGTGGCGGATACGTTTACCAGAAACAATGTAGTACGCCGTGTCACCGTAACAGGTCACGTAGACGTAGAACGTTTTGTTAGCAGGTGCCGGGTCAATATCGCGCAGGTCTACCGTACCGGTTGGAGCGTCATACGACGTGCCATTGATCACCAGTTTGGTACCATCTTTAAAGTAGATGATCCATCCGCTGTCAGGATACACCGATGCCAACAAATAGTTCTGATTGTTGACATTGGCAATCATTACCGCGGCTCCAGTGTAACTGCGGTCATACTGTGTTCCGTAACCCACACGTGGGATTACTGGCAACGTCTCTTCCCGACCATAACCTGTTCCACGCCAACCCTGTGACACAAAGTTCTGTGAACTGACATCCCACACGTAATCAAAGGACGGGGCGTAAGCGCCACCCGGAACACTGATCATCCAACCCGTGTGCAGTTTCACCGCATACTGGTTCCCTTGCTTATAGAAGGGCCAGTGGTTACTACCGCCCTGCGTTGGAATGTAGATGTTACGGTTGGTACCCTGACGTTTATCTCGCCAAACCGAACTTTGGCGTACCAATGTGGGGTTAGACAGTTGAATCACTGGAACGCCCACCGCACCCGTGGTATACGTCGCCTGTTGCAAGTTCAATGCAATAACCTGTCCCATGATCATGGACTTATCAATATCTGAGTAACCCATGATCTGCGCAAAGCACGGCAACCCTGCTGCCAACGAAGTAGTTGCCTGCGCCTGATAAGGGACAAACACTTTTATCACCGCATACGTCATTTGTGCTGCTTCGGTAACAAACATCGCCTTGATTTGATTCAGGACAGCCGGAGAGATAGCGTAGTAAGAGGTCGGAGCCACCGTCATGTTCAAGGTGTCGTCATTATAGACTTTGTTGAACGTACGGATAGCGCCGAACAGTGAATCAATCCATAGGCTAATGCCCGGAGAGTTCGGCATTTGCTGCTGCCAGCCACCGTTGGTATACAAACACTGGAACACCGACGCGGACATGTCTCCGCATTCCACACCGGCTGCATCCAGTGCAGCGCTGTCACCAGTAAACATTGCCATCGGGTAGTTGAACCCGACGTTGGTTGTATACACCGTGTTTACCAGAGGACGACCCAACAAGTTACCTAATTTCACGTTGGTCAATCCTGGACGTGAAGCATAACCGCCGCTGACTTTGCGGTAGATATTAACTTGGTTCTGCCCTCCTTTATCCCAGCAGGGCACGAACTCACCTTCACGATCCCAGACAGGATGGAGAGCACTGGTGCCTTCAGCAGTGGGTGCTGCTACAGCCTGATTGGTACGGGTGTAAGTAATGTTTGAGTTCAGCAAGTGGGTTTTAACACCGTCTGCTGCATTACTGGCCGCGGTGACAGCCACACCCAATTGCATCGGGAAGGTAGTCGTGGAGTTCTGAGACACCACGTAGATGTAATCACCGGTCGGCAACACTACTGCGGCACACGCAAAGTCGATCCCCACGGATTGGTCTACAAAAGAAACGCTTTCCGCATTAGGAGGATAAACTCCACTGGTCGTATCCGCCGTGACTATCGGTGAACTGTCCAACAGCGTCATCTGCCCATTGGTTACATTCAACCGATACGCGAACTGGAAGTTCATGTAGAAGTTAGTCTGCGGTACTCGTTGGTCATCGAAAATAAACGGGCGTAGATGGAAACGCATCACCAGCACGTCTGTAGACTCTTCCGCAAAGAAAATTGGATCTGAAAAACGGTAAGAGATTGCGCGAGTTACCGGGCTGAAATTCCACAGATAACGAGTGATCATGCCGTTTGCATCGCGAGCAGTTTCATCTGGATAGAACCACTGCTGACCATTCTTTACTCGTCCCGCTAAGTCGGTGTAGTTAACATTCAACAGAGACGGTGTTAACACATTACCTTGACCCAATGAGGATTTCGGTATGCGGTAGAAAGCCTGTCCGTTACTGCCACTGTCCGGCGTGCCGGCACAGATAATGATCCAGTTCTTTGTACTCATTACCGTGTTTGGATAGTAGCTCTGCTGGAAATCCTGATGAGGAATTCCACTAAGGTTAATCTCCGTGAACACGTGAGTTGCGGGATTAAGTGTGCCGTTGGTCAGTGACACCCACCATTTGTTCTTGGAGGAATCACCTACCACCAACACGTCTTGTCCTGAACCACGGATTACCGTATCCAACACATAACCAGCAGCTTTGAGTTGCGGGTTCTCGTACTTAAAGCCTGTAAACAACAGGTTAGGGCGAGAAGCCTTATAGTCGTCAATGTAGCTGAAATACAACGCTTTTACACGACCATCAAAGTGACGCTTGATCATCATCACACGACCGTTGTTTTCTAAACAGATCGCCGCCATGTTGGTGTCAGTTCCGATACCCTCAAAGCTCCCGTCAATAACCGGAGGAAGGTAGTCAGACGATCCCAGCATTGAAATAGGGAGTGTCCCGTTCTTCATCAGACCCGATGTATCTGGTGTCTGTTTCTGCACAGCCTGGATAGCGCCCGCAGGAGTAGAGAACAGATCAGCACGTGTTCCGTCAATATCCTGCTGAACCGTGGCAGTTGCAAAGTTATCCACGTTACCCAACAGCAAGTCAAACGCAGTAACGTGATGCGGGTTACTGTAGTTGCTGCCGTGCACGGCGAGCTTGTTGTTGACCAGATTGTACTGAGCAATTAGCTTGTCCAGGACGTCGCGCACGTTATCGTAGATCTCTTCCATGTTTTGCTGCGTGCGGACTTGGCGTTCTGCAACAGCCAACACATAGCGACAGAACATTACGATGTCATCCCAACCCAACAGCTCTTCTGGCAGGTGCCAGTGTTCACTGGGTGGCAAGGTGTCAGGAATCTGAATGACCTTGCTCCAGGGGATAGACTCTGCGCCATGAATAATCGCCTGCAGCTGTTCTTCCAGCGTGGAGCGTGGGAGATAAGACACACCCACTGAGTGGTAGCTGATCACTAGATCGTCGTACTGCTCCAACAGTTCAGCGTCCAGCTCAATAAAGGTGTTCATATCCAACCCGGTGATCTCAATCAGGGGCATGGGTTTAAAGCACTCTTTCCAACCTGTTTTCACAAGTTGTCCATCCGAGGTTTTGATCTTTACTGAACCTGCGACAAAAGGAGCACCGTTGGGAACAATCCAGGGACAGGTTTTATCGGTAAGTTTCTGAACCTCATCTTTTATATCGTTATTGGTATTTGTCCCATGCGGATCAAACGCCAAGTTTGGCCACATTTCAATAAACATGAAAACTCCTGGGGGAGAGTTGTCCCCTCCCCGTTAAAAGGTTAGTCTTGAATAATTTCAGGTGTACGAATCCACGCCATCTGACCTTCCTCTGTAATTGCGCCCGCTACTGCCGGTATCGCACCACCACGTTTCACTTCACTCACTCGAGCACCGTTCATCAACAGCGCATTAAAGCGAGTGATATCAATGATCTGCGTGGCGTTGGTGGTTACAGACCCAATCCAGATATTGTAAATCGTATCAAAGGTTTTTGTTTCACTGATGACATAGGTCGCCACCCCATTAACCAGCCGAGCGTACAGATAGAATACTGTATTGCTCGGATTGCTTTTAATAGAGCGAAGATCCACAGCCCCAGAACCAAGCTGGTAACTTTTGCCGTTGAAGATGACATCAATATCCGTTTGGAAGAACACAGTCCAGGCCGGGTCAGGGTAACAGGAGATCAAACCGTAGACTGTACCATTGGCGTTCACGAGTTCCACAGTAGCGCCAGATACGTTGGGGTTGTATTTACTTCCAACGCCAACTTTGGGAATTAGCACCTGGTTATTAGCGCCTTCCCAAGTCTGGTTATAACCCTGCATGACATTACTGATAGCTTGGGTGGTGGTGTCAACAGTGAACACCGTGCCGCAACGCGCTGAGTTACCAACCTGACTAGTGGAATAGAGCGTATTAAACACCACACGGATGGTATTGCCGCTGTAGTACAACCCCACCACGTTCTCACCTTGACCATCACTACCGTAGCCTACTGGCCAGCCCGCAGCAGTCAGAGCAGTTTGTGAGTTGTTGGACATCACGTCCCCGCTGCTGATCACAGAGAACCCTGTAACAATCCAGTTGTTCGCATTACTGGTGTTGTAGGTTACGCGCAGTGTTGCCACGGCATGACGACGACTCTGACCTGCGATATCACCATAAACCACCTGCACCAGGATCGGTTTGGTTCCCACTTTGCTGTTGGTAATGGAACTTACATCAGCGATGGAAACAAACGTGTCAGGTGTGTTGCGGTAGGCAGCCGGCACCAATGCATTAGCAATCTGGCGAACAATCGCATCCGGGTAAGTGATAAACGCTGTGGGTAAAAAGTTCCAGTCAGTGCTGTTGATCTTGAAGTTATTATTGGCGCGCGCCAGTACAATGCTGCGGTCACTTTTGTTGACGGCTGACCAGGCACTGTGTGGATTGCTCCAAATACGTCCCTCTACACCAACCCCTAAAGACGTGTCACCAAAGTTCAAACCCGTGTTGCTCAGGAATGTGCTGTCGCCTGTCACACTCAGGCGCGGCTGACCATAGTTAATTCCTGTTTTGTAAACAGCATTACTCAGTGGGCGTGAATAAATGTTGTTGACATCCAGGTTGGTCATGCTGCTGCGCACGCTGTATTCACCGCTGACTTCACGGAAGAAGATCTCACGACCTGCATTAGAATACTTGGTCACCGCATTGAAGAACTCGCCAGCTCCCGACCAACTTACCGCAGTAGGATAAATTGAATAAGGTAATGGCGAAGCGATCGCTTCTGTGCTATCCCTGATAACCATGTTAGGGAAGTTCCCGATCTCAAGCCGTTTCGACAATGTCTCATATGGAGATTTGGCGCCTGAAGCAATCAACGTACATGAGTGCGGTGTGCGGAACGCTGACGCTGTAGAAGATACCAGCAAGTTACCATCACTAAAAGGCATGGTGCAGTTTTGTGCAAACCGCTGCGTCATGTAGCTGCTTTCCCAACCCCCCCAATAATCCTGCAGCTGCTGGTCAATGGTTAACGGGTTGCTGGAATCAATAGTGGGGGATGCTTTCGCCGCCACCTGCACCATGTTCCCCGAGAACACGTTGAACTCATAGGTCAGCTCATAGGTGTGGCTAAATGAATACACACCTCTTGTGCTATCAAAACCTGGGTTCCAAGAGTGACTCAGGAATTTCAACAAGAAGATGCCTGGTCGGTTGGGAATGGCGCAGGAAATGCTGGCTGCGGTACGATAGAATGTGCTGTTAACCGCTGTCAGGTTAATGCCCTTGGTAAACTTATTCACCAAACGCGTCACCAACCCATTGCCATCACGCTGAATCTCCGCCCACACAAAGTAGTCGTTGTTGGTAAAGCTACGACCATCTTGGTTAGTAAACGTCAGCTTCATCGGGGTGGGTGTCAGGGTATTGCCCGACACAAAGCTGTTTTTGGGAATACGCCAGATACGACGATGGCTGCGACCCAAAGCTTCCCCGCCGGTAGGGTCATCCATGGCCTGGATTACAATGACGTAATCGCCCATGAGATGCACGGACAAATAGTCTGTTTGCAGATAACCCTGATTAAAGCCAGAGACATCCAGTTCACACATGACATGGTAGTTCGGATCCAACGTACCATTTGTCAAGGCAATGAACCAGCGACGAGTACGGGTGCTTCCCACCAACAACACTTCCCCACCAGAACCCTGTGCCACCACATTTGGAGTCTGGCTCTTGGCCGTGATCACCGGATGGGTGTAGCGGAAACTCTGGTAGTTCATTTTCAGATTGTTAGGGTATCCAGTAATGATGCTGAAATAGAGCCCCTCGCTCCGCCCGTCAAAGTGGTTAGAGAGATAGCTGATTGTGCCGTCACTCTCCAAGCAGATTGCCGCGCCCTCATGCTGCGAACCCAAGCCCTCAAAGCTTCCACCGATAGCAGGAGGAATAAAGGACGTGTTGCCGTAAAAACTGATCGGCAGGACGTTACTCTTTAAGAACGCGTCGCTGTTGTAACCGTAACGGTTAATGATCTGCTCCAGCGAGCTGGGCGTCAAACGCATGTTAGGAGTGCCGTTAAGAGCCTGGTCCAGAGATGCAGTGGGGATGTTATCCACTTTATCCAGTGCCACTTGCGCTGCGGTTAAGCCATGCTCGTCAACCTGTTCTTTGTGTCGTTTCAGCGCGTTCTTCACAATAGCGGAGTTACGATCAAAGTAGTTCTTCACCAGGTTGGTTTGTGCTTTTAAGGCAATGGGGCTGATCGCAGGCGAGACTTTATCCAATCCAGCTGCCCATGCGTCGATAACACCGATCACGTCCTGGAACAACACCATGTCGTACGGCAGCAGGTGCGTGTGCAGTTTGGGGTCAAACACCACGGGCTTGTGCTTGATGTTTGGCCACTTGATGAGACGTTGGTCATTTGCCGCTGAGTTAATTAACTCAATCAGCGAACGATCAAACAGTGGTGAACTGCCAACCGCGTGATAATCGCAATAGACGGTTTTGATCTTGGTGTCAATCATTTCCACCAACGCCGCCACGCCTGTGGCACACAGCGCAGAGAGCTGACCCATCATGCGAAAGATCCGGTAGTCAGTGCCTTCTACCAGCTCCCGACCTGTTGCATCACGCAGCGTTAACGACTTCATGAAGAACGGGGCATGACGAGGCACAAATACGTTTTGCTCATCGCCTAATACATAGCGTTCGTTGGGGATCTTGTTGACCTCGAACTCTTGATTAATGTCGAGCTTGAAATCTCGAATGATGGGGTAATTCATGCGGTTGCCTTATTATAAGCTCAGTTGACCATTGGCGAGGCGTTTCAGGACTTCTTTCAGCACACCCATGGTAATAAAGAGATTAGGGTTTTTGCCGTCGATGTCGTTGTTGGTCGCCGTAGCAAAGTTATCGACATTGCCCAAGCCCACCATGGATTTGTCTGCCTCGTGAGCAGCAGTGAGGTCAGCTTCAAGGTGTTTGTTTAACAATGCCAGAATGGTGTTAGGATCGCTGGTTTTCACCGTGATGATCTGACGCAGCAGCGCCATCATGTCATACACGTTGTAGACGAGGTTTACTGGGTGTTCATGCGGATCAGCAGGCCATTCGGTCGGCACACCCACAAAGTCTTCCCAGAACGCTTCACGGTCGTGGTTCATGATATTAGCCACGAACTCAGCGTACTTTATCTCATCCAGAACAAACGGACCGCCTACGGTGTTGTAACGCACCACGTATTGTCCGTTGTTTGGTGCCGGCACCACCAGTGCGCTTAACACGTTGATCTGGTACTTTTTGATAAAGACGTCAAACGGGTTGGCTAACGCTGCCTGGTTACCCAGGGTCAGACGAGTACCGGTAATGGTGCCGTCTTGGTTAACGGTAGCGTTGCTGTACAGCTCAAAATCGTTTAAGAAAAACGGTGCTGCACGAGGAATATAAAGGTTGCGGTCAGCGGTCAAAGTAAATGACTCAGTCACGCGGTTATTGCTGTTACTGTTGTACGGATTGAACGGATACGTAATCTGTGCCATTTCAGCCTCTGATTAAATTCTATGTTAAGTCTATTAAAGGGGAATGAATTCATAAAATCTCCCCAACCTCACAGAAAAGGGAAATGCATGTACACCTTTAAACGCTCGATTATTCGCTATGTGACCGGACCTATGGGGTTGATTCCGTTTGATGTTTCGGCCATTCCACTGAATGCTTTTTATAAGTATTTCAAAGAAGCGATCATTGTTATTGAAGACACGCTGTACAAAACCAATGTGTCGATCAAATACACGGATTACCAGGCCTCTTTCTCTGGTTATGCTGGAACGATTCAACAGTGGCTTGACGATCACAAAGCCGATGTACTGAAAACGTATGATGAATTTCCTCAGGAAATCTATCGCACGGTGACGCTGCATGACATTCAATACGAATGGTTTAGTCTGCTGCCGGGTAACGTGGCGTTGAGCTCACGCGATCAAGACCTCATTAATATCAATGACGCACCTGATATCCGTGTGCACAAAACCAACAACACCGACGTGGATTACGCGGATCTGCAGAAATCAACCCTGTGGCTCGCCAACAACCACTTGGTGCGCAGCGTGGCTGACGACAAAAACATCTATCTGGTTGGTGCAGGCAAACATTACCAAGTCAACACCAATACCCATGTTTGCTGCATGAACTTCAAAGGTATCGGTGAGATCACGCAAACACCAATTGCGGATAGCGACATTTCATATGTAGTAGACGGAACATCCCGTCATCTTAAAGTTAAATATAAGGAGGTGCTAAAAGATAAAACGGTGTGGATGGTGATCGGAGGTCGACTCTATATGAGTGACGTCATTACCCAAACCGACGACAATGCCGTGGTAATCAATATTACCAAGGTAGACTGGTTCGAGAAAATCTTTACCAGTCGTGGCTGGATTGATCTCAGTGGTGTAATCAAGAAAGACGTTGTGGCGGTGGGTCCGGAGTTCTTCCAAACCGAAGAGTTCTTCCGCAACCTGTTAACTGACACCTCATCCTTCTTTGTGGTCATTGATAACCCCAACCTAATGGTGACCCATATACCTGTCGGCGAGTATCACTTTCCGTTTACTTACTACACAGAGCGCAAAGACAAACTGCCGTTGCTGCTTAGCAATGGATTAATGCCCAAATATTCGTTACGTAAACACGTGGACAAACGTTTACTGGACATTGATGCCGGTTTACACAAACGTTTTGTATTCCACTCTTCCGGGTTAAACAACGGTGGTTTGCATCATGAGGTAACCAACCTTGGTTTCTCAGAACGTTACAACCGTGGCTACCTATTAGAAATTAAAGCCCTATTACAATAGGAATCACTATGACTGATCAAGTCGAGAATGCCGTTGAGAACGCCGTGCAAGGTGCGGTCAGATCCCGTTTACCCATTGTGGCTAAATACGGGGTGTGGTTGTTTGTAGTGGCGATCAGTATTGCAAGTTTACTGCTTAGCGGGATTGCCTGGCAGCGTAGTAAGATCGACAACAACACGTTGAAAAGTATCAACGATATAACAACACGTCTGGAGCGAACTGCGGAACGCCTGGACGCACTCAGTAACAACAGCAACGCGTTTAACCGTTCGCAGAGTGATTATCTGCATAACAACGACCGTCAGTTGCAGGGGAACTACGATGCTCTCTCTAAAAAGTTTGGCGATTTCACTCTTACTCCTGATGACGGCACTAACGGTTGGTTGTTCTCACAAGACAACCGTGTCGGAAGCCAGCAACCAGCTGGAGATCAAAAGTCAGGAGATTCTGATAAATGGCTACGTGAACAAAGTGGTAGCTCTAAAGGCTGACCTGGCGGATGTGGCGCCTGAGCTTGAAGTTCAGAACAACCCACAGCCCACGTCGGTTCAGCCCGAGCTCTCTGCGTTCTTAGCAGCTAATGATTGTAGCACAGCGGCTGATAAAGATGCGTGTTACGTCAGAACCAAACTGGTGCTTATCAAGATGAGTCGTCGTATCGATTATCTTGCCAGTCGCCTGTACGTGGCAAAAGGCACCGTGAACAATCTCGTGACTAACATCAATGAAGTTATCTCGGGCTTGGACAGTGTAAAGCTGCAAACAAAAAAGAAATAAAGTAATTACTACTCTACTCCCTTGCGGGAGTAGAGTAGCTTTATTGTTATAAACCACTACCTAACCTTGGGTATTGTCAAGGCTATTGTAAAAGGTAGAGGGTATTACTTTACCGAGATCCACGTTTGGCTCGTGGCATCCCACAGATCCCCTGGTGAGGGCTGTGGCGTGGTGACGCGGATAAAGCCAGCGTCAGATAGGTCGGTGACATCCGTGACAGTTAAGAAGGTGCGGGTTTGCGCATTCCACCAGTAAAAGCCCGTGGTCTGTTGAGCAGGTGGTTGAGTACCGAGACGACGCATAACGATACTCTTGGCCTTTTCACCCAGACCGGTGTTGGACAGAATGGTGGAGATGGTTTTGTTGGCATTGCTAAAGCTCATGGCACAAATGGTCACACCTACTGTCATGATCAAGAAGTGCCATTCACCCGGCCAACCGTGTCCCGCTTGAATGGAGATACGTGTGGTGACGGCATCCATGTACGCAATAAGGCACATGGTAAACACTGACGTCATGCCACACAGGTAACGCACCACTGCTCCCCACTTGCCAAAGAACTGGGATTCAAGTCCCGTGCCTTTGGGTGGCAGAGAGCCCGGTGGTGGTACACCGGTTTCTTGTGTAGTCATAAGTACAAAACCCCTAAGCCGCTTCCAGTATTTCCTGGAAATCTTTCTTTATAATTTCGCACTGGAACAAGGTAATAGCCACAGAGTCCGATGAGTGTTCATCGATGTCTGTGAGATCAATGCCGTTGTGATCCAGATCTTTGTAGTTCAGTACACCCTGTTTGACATCTTCTTTGGTACTACCAATGAAGTAGGCACCCACGGTTTCTTTAGCCAGGTTAGGAAGCACGTAGATCAGGTGACAAGGTTTGTCCGCACTGTTACACGCCTCACGAAGTAAACTCACTGCTTGAATGAGTTGTTTAAAGGTGCCCGGCGAGACACCCAGGAAGTTATCTTCACAGATGGTTACGTCTGGAAGATACAGGTTAATGATTTCCTTTAAGGCTCGACTCAAACCGTAACTGCGGGCCAGCACGCTGGTTGCATTGGTGTCATCGAACTGTTTTGGAATATCATATTTAACCTGCTCCCCCTGAATGGTATTAACGTAACGCAGCTGTAATTTCTTCCCCGCCACCAACGGAATGTCGATGATGCAAACACCCATGTTAGTGGTCGATGGATCTATCCCGAGAACGCGAATAAATCCCGCCGCTACTGCGGAGCGAGAAAACATATTAAGCCTTGATGTTGTCCACTTTGAATTTGAATGACCACGATGAAATTCACCTGGCCGGTAATGTCGAGTTCCTCAGGCGCATCTTGCGAGGGGCCTGCATACACCAACGTGAACTTTGCCGTAGAGTACTCGGCAAACGAGCTGTGCTGCCATACCGGTGTTTCAGTATAGAGGTTCAACAGCTTGCTGAGCGTAAAGCCCAGGTCATTGGTGGGATTCATGGCGTCATACTGATAGCCATTGGAAAACGATTTAAAAATGTCCAGCTGTGCTGCGTCGTACACCAGTACGGATTTCGCTAACCAGTTACGGTCGTTTACCGCACCAAAGGTAATGGTGGGCGTGTTGCCGGAAACCGGTTCCACTACCGCAGATCCTGACGCATGGTTCACAAACTGAGTAATGAGTTCCCCGTCCAACCCAATGAGATCGAACTGGAGCAGGCCGGTGCTGTTTGAACGATAAACTTGCGACCCCTTATAATCTTCCTTGTTAAGTGCAAGATTATAAAAGTTCTTTACAAGCCGTACAACATCGGCAATGCCCTGTCCGTTCTCAATTGGAAGATGTGGGGAGTTTAACAGAAACGCTGGAACTCCCGACATAATTAGCTCCCGGTGGTAGAGGTAGTGGAATCAGACGCCAGCAGCAGTGGGTCACTGTTACCGTGGTCAAAGCGCAACGTGATGCCTGAGTTACCGCCGGCAGAACGTCCGTCTTTCTCGCTCAGGAAGTGCGCCGGAATCATGCTCAGTGCTTCGTCATAACGAATCTTGGCGCCGCCAGAGATATCGCCCTGCACCTGAGTATCGATGCCCCACATTACCGCGACTTCATTAATAGAAGCTACAGACGGGTCACCAAACACGATCTTACACGCGTTCACAATCTCGGCGAGCTCATTGGCGTCGAGAGAGCAGTCAATGATCGCAGAGCCCATGACGTAGCGCTTGGCGACCGGCACCGTGCCGTTGCTGGTGTAGTTCAGTGGTTCCGGATTCATCAGGTCATCTTTGAGATGAATGTACGGATCCTGAATCACCTGGCTGTTGCCAGTGTCTTCATCAACTTCAACCAGCAGCTCGTGCGGATTGTAGTCATCGAACTTGGCGACCTTGGCCCAGTAAACCGCATAGGCAACGTCGTTGTACGTTCCCACTGTACGACCGCGGTACTTTTTGCGGGTCTGTTCATCCAGGTCGTTATCGAGCGGACGAGCAATCAGCGGGCACAGCACAAACAGGCGTTGGTCAATCGGCTGGTGACCGTTAACACGCATGGAGGACAGGCCGTTAGGCAGCATGCCGTAGCAGTTGCTGCCGCGCAGGCCGTAGGTCACATATTTCAGTTCGAAGTCACGTGAGTTCTTTTGACCCAGCGACTCATCGCCCCACAAACCCAGGTATTCGTTCAGCGTGGTGTACTTCGGCACAGTGATCGGCTGTTTGGTTGCCATACATTTATACAGCAGCCCACCCAGCGAGTTATTGGTAAAGATTTGCGTGGGGTTATCAGACCGTGCCTGATCTTGTAGTTCAGCACTTGACAGCGCCATAAAAACTCCTTAAGCGGTACGCAATATAAAAGATTCGGCAAAATACATAGAATCCAGGGACATCATCACCTGTGCACGTTTAGCATCAATCACATTAATAAATGCTACGTCTTCAGGCTTTAATCCCAAGCTGGTTCGGCGATTAATAAAGTTAGCCACCGTGACTTCAGTTAACGCAGTGCCTGATGGAAAAGCCCAGTCGTTAAAGGTCGACGTATCATACTTCTTCAACGCCCAGCTTTCAGGAACCGGATCCAGTGGGGTATACACGTCAAACACGGCTTGGTATTTTTCATTGACGTCACGGTAGATCAACCAGATCTTTTCAATCGTGGTTTTATCCGTAATGCCTTTTTCAAGCACGTATTCCCGTTTCGCTAAAACAAGATCTACATTCATTTCGTTGTCCCCAGTAACCCTTTCAGCGACCATGGAACACCCGTAGAGGTATTGGTGTCCAGTTGTGCTAAAATGCCGTAATAAGTATCCGGTATAATCAGCAGGTCATCTTCAGGATCACCTAACTCACCGTAGTACGTATCAGGAATAATCAACAGCTCCGGTTCGCCCGGGTCAGCCAATTCACCGTAATACGTTGGCGGAATAATCAAATCGCCAAACGGAATGTCTTCGGCATTAACCGTGACAAAGCTGGTATCTGGAATACGCAGAGCAGAAAGCGGAGTAATGTCTTTGCTGTGATCCAACCGCAGATGTGTGGTATCGCGGAAGCGTGCGGTGATAATCGCTGACGCTTGATCAAGCTTGGGATGGGTAGTGTCAGGAAGACGAACTTCTAACTCGGGTTTCGCTGTTAACGTTAATGCATGGTTGAGCTTGAGCTGAACATTAGAGAGATCGGCTTCAAGCTGATGACCCAAGCCTAAATAGGCGGAATCACCCATGCTGTTCTGCGACAACAACTCAATCACATCCGTACCGTCATCCATGGTTTTAATGGTGTGGACGGTATAAGAGCTCAGCTTCATCATGAGATCAACGAGATCGTTCTGAATGCTGCGCAGTGATGGGTTGTTGTTGAGATCCCAACCAGTAAAGGTTTTAAAGATCACCCAAGCCAGATTAGTAAGCTCTTCGTAGTTGTAGTCGTCAAAGTCCAGCGCATACTTCTGCAAGAAGCGCAGATAACTGTGATCGTCTACCAACGAGATCTCACCGGTTTCGTACATCAGCGACGTAGCGTTCTTAACAGCAGCATGAGTGATTTGATCACCGTAGGAGCTGTAGAGCTTACGATGCTTCCACATCGCAATATAGATGCTCTTAGAAACGTTTAGCAGTTCTTCTGACGACCCCACGGAAACAATGTCAACAAACTGATCGCGGATGCTGTTAGCTACGGCATCAGTGATGTATTTGCTTCCTAATCCCACGCGACGTAACTCTTTCACTGTGGGCGGGGTTAACCGCATCACGTTGTGATAGAAAGCGTTTTCAATGGTTTCCAGTTGGTGACCAGCAGCCAGGCGCGTGATGTAACGCCACAGGGTAAATGCATCCTTGGCATCCAGGCGCAGCAGACGACCATCTTTGGGATTCACCACCGCCATGTTAACCTGATAGACGCCTTTACCTGCCAGGTAGATCCACTGGTTAAACACCACGGTCATCATGGTGTCGCTGTGACGGTTGGTGTAGTCCGCCATCTCAGATTCCAGCACCTTGGTCGGCAAGTCATTGTGTAAACTGTACGTGCCTTCGAAGTTTGCTTCTTCCTGATAGATAGAGGTCATCAGGGTGTTGTCCACCGCCATCGGGCGTTCTTTCTCAATGAGCTTCTCAGTGTTGAAGTAGACCGGCGTGATTTGCTTGTCTTCGTTCATGTTTAACTGAGTTCGCTTCCACTGAGGCGTGGGCACCAGATCCTCTAACTGTTTCTGCGTGTTCAACACCATCTCATATTTCGCGATGGGAATCTTCCGCATAGTCAGCAGCTTTTCCATGAGTTTATCAAACGTAAACTCTTTACCGGCGTTGTTGTTGATCCACTCAATGTTGCGGTGTAACCACATCACCTGTTCTTGGTTCAGTGAGTTCTTATAAACAGAAAACTCACCGAATGAATCAATGTGACTCCAAATATAGAAGTCATGCGCGTGTCGAGTCTTAATAGCCTGGAAACGCGTCAGGTGTATACATTGAGTAATGCCGGCATAAAGCTCTACCACCATCTGGTGAAGCATGAGGTCTTCAGTGACGTGGTATTCGTTTTCGAACATTGCAGGAGCGTTGCCGTTAATCCAGCGCTGCACCTGAGGAATCAGCTGTTCTTCATTCCACAGAACCAGACTCTCATTATAGCGAAGAATCTTATAGTTCGGGGCGGCAATAGAAACATCATATGTAATCGGAAACAGAATTCCGTTAATTAAAACGGTCTGTCCGTCATAGGTTTCAGTCAGGCGCTTATACAGGTCGCCGCTCTTTAGATACTGACGGTAGGTGAGAAGATGCTGAGCCATCGTCTCTTTGGTAAACGGTATCTCTTCACCAGTGTCCAAGGAAATCACCGTCATGACTTCATCAGTCTCGTGGTAATCCCCGTTTAAATTCATGTAATAGCGCCAAGTGCGCTTGTCATTAAGAACGGTGTGTCCGGCCTTTTCCAACACTTGATTCTCACGCTCTGCAATGGCTTCTATCTTTACCACCATTGTTCGAGTGAGTTGGAAAGTGTCGGAATAGAAATTATCGAGATCTATTCTATTCATTTTGTTTCCAAAAAAGAGGCTAATAATGGTCCAAAGTCGAGATATGACCAGAGGCAACACCCGCGCACAGCTTTCTCGCTTGCGCGATAAGGTGAAATCGGTTAACCCCCTGGTCGCAGCAACGCTTCGCAATGCTGTACCAAAGAACGGACGCTCCCCGGAAGCAAACGAACTCACTGCGGGAAATGAGCGTAATGCGATTATGCCGCACAAGCTCGAACGCATAAGCAACATCATTGCTAACAACATTAATGCCGCGCATGACCTGCGTGCAATTACGCCCTATATCGACCGTGCTGAGCTGATCTGGTCTTCGTTGCTGCTGTATCCCAACGGGAAACAGAAAAATATCCTGGACTACTCGACGCGGGCATCTCGTTACAAAAATACGCCGTTGCATACCGCATTATTAAAGGTTTGGAAAGATTACTTTACAAACGACTATAAAATCGAAGACGAACTGCGCGAACAGATTGATGACATGCTCTGGAACACCGGTAGCTATGCCACACTGACGCTGAGCCGCATTTCCTTGGATTATTTGATCAACGGCATGGAAGTGGTAGAGCGTTCAGGTAGTGAAGATCTGAAAGCTGCTCACACCTACCAACAGTCGCAGGGTAACTTTACCTTTGACCGGACCACGAAGAAACTGCGCGTGATGAACGTCGGTAACTACGTGCGTCCTGCGGATGATAAGTCTGATAATGTGTTTAACGTGGCGGGTTTGGAATCTGTCATGGGTTCCATGCAAAACGTTAAAACCTCCAGTCAGCCAGAGTTTGATATTCTGAAAGGCACACCTCTCGAAGGTACTGGTTTCGATATCACCCTTACGGATAACCCGGCAGTACTGGCGACTAACCTGTTGGCGGAGAAGCGTAAGAAGTTCAATGAACAGTTCTACGCAGGCAACGAGGACTTTGCATCACTGATTCAAAAGACGCTGAGTAATCAGGATGCGCCGGAAGATGAACGTGACAAAACAGTTACCAAGCCTGGCGACAAATCGGCCAAGCGTCCACAGCAGCCGAAGTCCAAAACCACCAACATGTCCATGGGCACGCTGAACAGTCTGCAAAACGAGATCTTCCCTCATCGTCGCGCGGCTAACCAGTTCATGCAGTTTGTGAAACAGGATACTGATTTTGGTGTCCAGAACTACGGCACGCCTATTGACTGGCATGTTCCTTCTGCGGCTATCATTCCGATTCATATCAACGGGAATGTGCGTAAGAAGAAAGACTACGTAATTCTGTTTGATCCTGACACCGGTGAGTTCCTGAACCCGACTACGGATTTCCAGTATTACCAGAGCTCCAAGAAACAGTCTGACAGCATCGGCAACAAGAACCAGCAGGGTAGCTCTAACTCCCTGATTGATAACTTGAAGCAGATTCAGCAGGGCAAAGACTGTGACTTCGACATGAGCGAGTTTGCTGAGTTAAGTAAGGGCATCATTATTGAATCCTTTATGAAGTCAGTGATTTCGGGTCGTTCTGGTACGATCTCTGTGGACCTCGATGAGGAAACCAACAAGATCTTCCTGGCACGTATGTTCCGTGGTCAGGGTATCCGTGCTCTGTATGTTCCGGGTGAATGCGTAACTTATGCAGCGTTTAAATACAATGCACTGGGTGTGGGTCAGTCGCTGACGCAAGCAGCAAAGATGCACATTGCGCGCTTAGCAGCAATGGATCTGGCAGATGCCATGGCCAACATGGAAGCCGCACAAAGCTCTAACAAGATGCGTATTGTGCTGAACAAAGATGACCCGAACCCAGAGCGTACGATTGCAATGGCTCGTGAAGTCTTCTTCCGTGCTAACCCGCGTTTCTATAACGTGCTGGCAACAAACCAGATGAGTATTCCGGTGCTGGTTGATGCGTTCCGTGAACTCTCCTTGACGTTGGAAGTGGATGCGGGTGAAAACCCGTACTTGCCGGTTCCTAACATCACGGTGGAGCCTCAGGAGAAGCAGCACTTCCGCCGTGTGGATACCGATAGTCGCAATGAAGTGTTGAACAAGATCGCCAACTACTTCATGCTGCCACGTAGCTGGTTGGACGTTGCGGATGAAAACAACAACTTCCAGATTGAAGCACTGAATGAACACCGACTGGTGTACAACCAGGCCTTGAACTGGCAGGAACAGATTGCGGACTTTGTGATTGAGCGTCAGCGTAAATACGTGCGCGTAAATCAGCCTCTGCTGTTGTCTCTTATCCAAACCATCAACGCCCACAAGAACCTCTGGAAGCCAGACAATAAAGATATCGAGATCGAAGGTGCAAACGAAGCCGAGAAGATCGAAACTATCCTGGAAGACTTCCTGAACAACATTGAGTGTTCACTGCCGGCTCCTGCGGTAATGGAACAGGCGGCTAAGCTCAAAGAGGGTCTGAGCACCGCGGGTGATTTGGTTAACCAGTGGTGGGAAGCCAACGGTAAAGTTGCCATGATTGAGAAAGCAACTGAAACGTTGAACATCTCGGGCGAATACAGCAAAGAACAAGTTGAGGGCATGGTCAAGGCGTACCTGTATCAGAAGGCGCACAAACTCTTGAACATTCCGTCTCCGTTTGACGATGCTGTTGACGATCCATCTGGTGGTGGTATGGCGAGCATTGTGGAAAGCGTGGCCACGCAGAACAGTTCGCTTTACGCGTTCCTGGGCAACATGGCTATTCGTGATCTTGAAGAACGTACGAAGTCGTTCGGCACGCTCAGCAAGAAGATCGAGAATGCGCTGGAGAAATTCCAAACCAAGACTGGTCAAAGTCAAGAAGAGGAAACTCCGCCAGCCGACCCATTTGCTACACCAACAGACAATGGCGAAACACCGCCTACTGACGACGCACCTCCGTTAGACGACAACGACACGTCGGATCTCAACGTCGATGAAAATGCTGATGATCAGAACCTGGATAACGCACCGGATGATGAGAATAAGCCAGACGATGAAAACAAGGATGATGTGCCGCTAGAAGACGAGAACGCTGAAACTAAACCAGAAGATGACGCTGCAGTCAGTGCCGATGCAACAAAACTCTCTGATAGCAAGAAAGGTGAAAGCAATCCGTTTGGTTAATTGAAACAAAAAAATAGAAACAACCTTACTCCTACCCTCGCGGGTAGGAGTAGGAGTTATTTCTAAGAGTTACCCAAAGGCCGGGCTTAAGAAGGTACGCGTTGGTCTGACCGTGCGGATCGTCACAACGTTATCATCATAAACAGTCGGCGTTACCATGAAGATGTCATGGCTATATTTATACATCACGAAGATGCTTTGTGTGTCCAGCACTTGACCTTGACCCTGTACGCGAGCGCGCAGAGTGTCGACCAAACTAAAGAACTCCGGGTTGTTGCTACGGCGCAGAGTAATTGGTTTGCCCTGGGTTGGTTTAGGACCCGGTTCATTCCAGATTACGATGCTGTGGTACTTACGGCTGCGATAGAGCGACATCATGTGCTCTTCACGCTCAGTGACTGACATCTCTTCAGTAGGTGCGGTAGGCGTTTCAAAGATCTCAAGCTGAGACTTGATCAGCGAATCACGACCGGTCTGATTAAGGATGTCATACACTTCCTTGTCTTTCTCCAGAAGAACGGCTTTGAGCTCCTGGTAGTCCAACAAGATGTTGTCAACGTTTAACACTTCACCATCGTACTGGTTGAGCACATAGCCGCAGGCGTTAACCAGCCAGTCATTGATATCCAGCGTCAGGCGTTGACTGATGAAGTTATCAAAGCGATATTCATCAGGCGTATCATCGTTGTCAATCGGTGAGCGTGCCATCTGGCGCGCAATGCTGTCGATAATCCCGAAGTAGGAATTATCTTGGTTACTTTCGTTACCCTGGAACAGCATAGGGAAACGAGCGATAACACCATCACGCTGTTGACGAGTAGCAAACAGACGACGACCGGTGATTTCGAATTCACCCAGCACAGCCACAGGTTTTTCGGTTTCTTCTGCCAGTGAACTTCCGGATACCAGCATGCGGTCAAGGATATCTTTGCTATTGCCAGTGCGCAGTTTATCGCCACTGTCAATCACGCGGAAATCAAAACCAGGTTCACGCAGTTTCTCGAAGACTTCAGCATCAGGACCTAACTTTCTACCTTCCTCATCGAAGAACGCCTTTGCTTCCGTTACAGGCAGTACTACTGTCTTGTTTTGGAAAGTGTCGACGTCCAGCAGAGGCAACAACTTATCAGGATCAGACAGAATCATTTGTTTTTCCGCTGGGTCAGTGAAACGAATAGTCCGCGTCCGCCATCCTGGGAACGAGTTCTCGTGATCGAAATCATATTCTACAAACCGCACACACCCTTTGGTGATGGTGTCTTCAGCACGAATACGACCGCGACGTTTCATTGCACGTTTAAGGAAGTTCCAATCTCCCTCTCTTACAGTGTACCAGTTCTCACAGGCAGTTGCGGTAAAGTAACTGCGCAGATCAAACAGATGACGGTTGTGGATATCGATATTCTCAATATCCGTACGGTAACGTTGACCGCTCGTTCCGTAGATGTTCAAGTCTTCGTAACTGTCCCGGTTTTGGCGAGGAGGTGGTGCCTGGTTGTAATCTCCTGGTCCCTGATTGTGTTTACGCATCAGGTCAAAAGAGATCCGCAGTAGATCACGCTCTTCCGCATTCATCCCGTCGTGGTAGTCCGGTACATAACGTCCCGTCATGTCGGTGATACCACTGTTCTTATCCGCTGGTAAACGTTGATCGATGCCAAGTCTGGCGATTTCCGGCATGATGTTGGTGATGTTACCTTCGCTCATGCGGTCGCCTGAAAAGTTAGCTGCATCGTACGGAGAAGTTTCTTCAAAGAACTGAAACACCCGTGATGCGACTTCTTTACGACGAGCAAACTTATTTACCAGATCACTGATCTCCTGTGTAGGGTTATACAGGAAAGCAGCGGCTTTACTAGAGCCGTTCAGCCACGTTACGATTTCCAGGTTCAGAATGTTAACGGTGGCTGTTTTAACCGCGTTCAGTACTTCAGCGCGGGGCGGCTTGCCATCAGTACGCTTAATGATTTCGGCCATGATCCAGCCAAACCACACGGACGTACGAACAGCGATCGTATCCAGCAGATCAATACGGTCGGTCAGTACTTTGATGTACTCTTTCTTGACCTGGCTGCTTACGGTGTTGATAGCGGGGTAGTTGTCTACGATGTCGCGGAATGTTGCGTACATAAGTCCGTGACGATAGATTTTTACCTCTTGAACAAACTGCACCACATACACCGAAGCGTGCTGGCGGAAGTAGGCGATTTGTTCTTCGCTATTCTCTGCTGACTGTTGTTTAAACTCCTGTAAAGTTTTATCTTCATAAATGTTATTATAGACAGGGTCGAAATTCGTGGGCTGCGACGACTGTCTGACCAACTGCTTTACCAGACCCAGGGCATCTTGCTGTGGGTTGGCGGCAGCGTTGGGTTGTCCCGGTCCCGGAGCTGCGGCAGTTGGTTGTACTGATCCAGTGTAACGAGGTGAGAGTGCCATTTTTAATCCTGTTGAGTGTACGTACGCGACTCCCTAATTTTCAAACGCGTCTCCGTGGCCCCAGCCAACGGAATCCGCTCCGGACGAATACCAGTGAGGTTACCACTAATGGTATACACACAAGGGGCTAAGAAGCCTCTGGCATCGGGGTCTGGTTTGGTTACACGTTGGTAACTGAAAATAAAGGGCATGGTCGCGTTTGTGAGGTTAGCCGTGTCGTGCACGTCAAAGTCACCTGAAGCCTGCTTCCTTTTACCCGTGAACACTTTGTGCTGAGCCATTACGCCAAGCATGTATTCCGAGAACGGGTTGTCCGTTGGAGTCGGTTCCAAGATCATATTTGCCAAACGTGCATTGTCGATAGAACGAAGCTTAATGCTACTGTTTGTGAGGAAGTTCTTGACTTTCTGATAACTGAGTTCAGAGTTGTTCTTGATGAAGTGCTTGAACTGGTTTGCCAGCGTGCTCAAACCGTCGAAGGTAAACTCCATGCTTGCCAGCTCTTTGTTCAACGCGCTACCACGGTCAGTGGTCTGCACAATCTCACTGCGGTTCGCGATGATATAGTTGAAGAGCTCAAACATATCTTTAACGTAAACCGATTGGCTTGCAAACTTACGAATGGAATCTTCTTCCAGCAAATCATTCATGGAATCAAAATGCTCGTCCATCAGACGCAGCACATAATCATTTGGGTCACCCGGCTTCACCGAGCAGCGCCCAATCAGTAATCGCCAGTAGTTCTTGTCATCAATGTCATCCATCTCAAAATAAGACGGCATGCACGAGATCACGAACAACAGTGCGGCGGCATACTGAACGCCCATGCTAGACAGCTCTTTACGCTTTTCGTTTTATTACGCAAGGCAATGCCCAAATCCAACGGAATAAAGTCACCGAGGAACTTGTTGTTGGAGCTGCCACTACGCGTAAATATCTCCCAGCGATCTTTTGGAAGACAACGTTTTGTCAATACTTCTACCGGCCCAATTTCATACTCGCATTCGCCATAAAGACGCATGGCCTCACTGAATCCAAAGTTACCGAAGATATACCAGCTCAACAGAGGGAACGGGGTTTTCTTACTGGTAATGGCTCGGGACTCGCTGGGGCTATAAAAACGGTTGGCGGCTAAGTTCAAGTCAATGGTAGAACGTGGCAGATTGCTCAGCTCGGTATGTACCTTGTCGAAACGGAAGAATTCCGCACCGATCTTTGTCTTGAAACTCAACACCTTAAAGAAGATAGACTTTTCTTTCGTTACACTCAGGCCACGTTCAGCCATAACCATCTGCAACGAGTACTGACTATCGCGGATCCACACATCGCCATAACGATCACAATACAGCAGCATCGTGACAATCGGCGGGAACGGTTTAACTTCACCGCTCTTGGGATCGCGCCAGGAGAAATTGACGGTGACAGGATAGTAGCTCTCTTTGTGCGTGTCGTAAACCTTAGGTTGACGGTTACGCAGGAATGTAATATATTCCTTTGGCTTCATTCGACTGATGCCATCAAAGATCACGCCTTTCTTTTCAACGTCTTTGAAGATTAATCGATAGATATAGTTAAGATAACGATATCCGCCCTCAAACTCTCGGAGATGGAACCCTTCAACAATTGACTTGTTGAACCTCGGCATTGTGGCATCAACTGCCTCTACCAGTTTCGGTTGCATCAACCCTCCATTTGTGTCATGTCACTGTTTTGTAAATACTCAGCAACGCGCTACAAACAATCGAAGCATTCTTAACGTATCCTCCCAACGTATCCATGCCTGCTTTCTTCTTCTCTAACTTCTCGAAGAACTTCTGTTCCAGATCCTTCTTGGTTACTTCAGCTTTAAGTACAGCAACTTCATTTGTAACGGTCGCTACTCGTTGGATTAACTCACCAATGCGTGTGCGTTGGGTAGACAGCATTGTCATTAGGTCACGGTTTTCTTTCTTGACGTTATCCAGACTCTTGCGAGTGCGGATTAGCTCGTCAGTGTTACCTCCCAATAGTGCATCTTGTTCACTCATGAATATACCATATTGCTGTAGTATTTTATTATCAATTTCGTCGAACGTGAAATAACACTGAATCCCGTCGACATCCTCGCCCTCACAAAACAAGTACAGACCTGGCGTTTGGTCTGACACCCTCACTGCATCCACCTTTACCGCACGACCAAAAACGTTTGTCCACAGATTGCTGAAACGGCGCTCTGGGTCAATTAACTTAATGGATGCGTTAACGCTATTGCTGACGTTGGCTGTATCGGCAATATTGTCTAACGCTTCGCTGGGCGTGTTCAACGCATGTACTTCACGATCGAACTTGCCCAGGTAAAGAGTGAAACCCAACAACTCGCTGTGTACTGAATTCTTACGACCGAGTTCTTGATTCGTAATGTTTACTACAAAGAAAATGTTTTGGTTAGCTAACATTAGATCGTCGTGCGGATGACTTTTAATTAAGTCGTCGATACGAGCCTTTAAGCTGGTCATCACAGTACGATCGAAATTGGTCAGTGCTTCTTCAGGATTAACCCGTAGCTTGCGCACATCGACCCCATCAATACGAAACTCAATATAAACCCGCTCTCCCCTGTCATCCCAGTTGTCGTGGAGTTCATAACTAATTCCCCCCTTGTACCGGATTTGAAGAGGAACGCGTTTAGGATTGAATATCTTGTAGTCTAAGTTAAAGCATCGGTTCATTTTTCAGGGCCCTGTAATTTGGTTCTCTGATCCGTCGATCATTTTGAGTGTATACGGTCTAATAATGTAGGTCTGAAAAATAAATGGCAAACATAAATAATACTACTCCCAACCCTTCCGGGTGGGAGTAGTAGTTATTAACTTAGTACAACAGTCGGGGGCGGCCTCCCATCATCCTAGGTAAGCCTGCTGATCAAGTTCACCGTAAAAGGTTGACGGGAGGATGATCAGTTTCCCGAGGCAGGTACAGCCTGAGTCACAACCGGAGAAGTAGCGTCATTGACGATCTTCACTTCAGAAGGACCAGTTGCAGCGCCATTGCTGTTGGTGTTAACAGCAGTGCCCGGAGCAGAGCTAACTTTAACGCCGCCCAGTTTGAAGAACACGCCAGCGTCGCCCAGGAAGTCTGCAGCGTCTTCGATGACCAGAGAGCCAACGATTACGTTCAGGTTCCAGTGCAGGTAGCACGGCATGGTCATCATCACGCCGAAGTCCTGGTTGCCACGAGTTACCTGGCCGTGCAGAACGACGTTCTCTTTAGCAACGTTAACACCGATGCCGCCGAGCGGGTTGATGCGATCTTCAGTCGAGTCGTTCTGAGGAACGATCAGGATCTTACCGATCATGCTGTCGAAGTTAGTCGCAACGATGTTGAAATCTTCAGACGCGGTGATACGCGCGTCGCCAGAACGCATCAGGAAGCGCTCGAGGTTCTGGTGAACGATCACAGACCATTTAGTCTTCGCGATACCGCTGTATTCGTTGATCGCGGCGATGCCGGATTTGAATGCCAGCGCGGCAGTGATGTCCTGGATTTCAGTCAGCAGCAGGGAGCAGACGTTATCGAACACGTCGATGTTTTCAGGAGAACTGATGTGATCCTGAATACGGAACGAACGGTGAACGGTAGACGCTTTAACGTACATACGACCCGGCAGATCGTTACCGCCGTTTTCGTTGTCAACAACCGGCGCACCATCGATAGAGGTGAGGTAGTCCAGATGTTTGTACGCAGTTTCGAAGGCTTTCTTCGAGCAGTTAGTCTGGATGGTAACACCCATGTAGCTAACAGCGTCGTCCAGCGCTTCTTTGTTCACATCTTCCGGACGGACCGGGTATTTGACAGAGATCGGATCCTGACGACGAGTGGTCAGTTCTTTGCTGGTGTCAAACACTTCCAGACGGTAACCGAAGTTGCCGTTAGAGGCGTTGGTCAGGTTCATGGACGGAGTCGCCGCATTCACCAGGCCGCCTTTCAGCGCGTTCAGCAGGGCTTTCTGATCTTCAGTTGCGCTGCTGTGCGTGATACGCTTGTTGTTGTCGTTCAGATCGGTCAGGGACTCAATGGTAACTTTACCAGTGGTCAGCTCCAGACGGTAGCTCTGACGGTTATAACGAGCGGTCATGCGCACGTTCAGGTTCGGCTCGAGGCCTTTGTCATAGAACGCCTGGAACAGCGCCTTCACAGACTTACCGTCTTTGTCAACCAGCGCGGTAACCGGCAGGTGACGCAGCGTGATGTCGAGATCACGGTCGTTCGAGTTCTGGCCAACAGAGGTCGGAGACATGTTGATGTTGGTCATAGACTCGGTCGGCACGAATGCCTGGATGTCTTTACCGTTCAGTTTACCAGCGAAGCCCAGCTCCAGAATACGGATAGAAGCTGATTCGATATCGTCGGTATCGGTCCACGGACGCTGACCAGGTGCGGTGCACAGGCCCAGCAGGTTGTTAACTACGCCAGGAACGGCCAGCATCTGAGTCAGGTGATCCTGACGACCGTATGCGTCACCGGTAGGGTATTCCTGATCAACCGGCGCTTTGATGCTCGCGTCGATGAACAGCTGTGCGTTTTCGTCGTCTGCATCAGCAGGCAGAACCGGCCACACGCGCAGTACGTCATCTTTGAAGATGTCGCCATTACGCAGGATGCCGAAGATCGGAGTCAGTTCGGTCATGCTTTCCCATGCAGAAGCACCGGAAACATAAGAACCTACGCCGGCAGCACGCACGGTCAGTTTCACACCTTCATCTTCGTAACGCACGGAGATGGTTTTGTACAGCTCTTCAGCAGCTTTGGTCTGCAGACGAGTTTGGGTGTTCAGAACGATGTTAACCGCTTTGGTTTCCATGCTCTGGCCCGGGAACTGTGCCAGGGTGAAAGATTCCAGACCCTGACGTTTCGCGATGTCGCTCAGCACGTCGGTGGTGAAGACAGACGCCGCGATTTCGTTGATGTTGTTACGACCGATCGCTGCTTTAGCTGCGTCGAAGCCGCCGTGGGACAGGTTATCAGTCATGCCCTTCTGGAAGGTATTGAAGCCTTCGCCACCGAAGATTGTGCCGAACTGTTGCTGTGCATCGTTGAATGACTCAACGCCGCTCAGGGCAGCGAACGACTGGTTCTTGGTCAGGTCCATCGCCTGCTTAATAAGGTTGCCGGTGTTGCGAACTCCAGCTTTGACGTCTTTAAAAGCCATCGTATAAATCCTTCTGTTTCAGTTAAGACATGAAATAAACAAATATATTTGTTAACTCGCTTGCGCATAAAATATAACAGTGATAGCTATAGTCTACGTCAAGGCTCTTGTTCCAGTGCATAGAATGCGTTCGAGAGAGTGAACTCGTTGACACCCGCCTGGATTACTGCGTTAAAGTGCAGATCCTGATAACCAAAGTTCTCATAGAGTGTATCCATGATCGCCATTGCCAACTTGTCTGCTTTAAGCATCGTCCAGTTTGGGTAATCAGATTGCACACAACCTCTGTCCGCGATCATCAGAACAAGTCCGCTTTCAGCGCGACGATAGAAGTATGTGTTGTGGTGCTGCAATAATTCAATAAAATACTGCTTAATGTCATCACGTGATGTGATAACCTCTTTCAAGAGCGCAGTCTGTGTTGCATTTGACGTCTCAATAGGATAGTCAACTTCCGGTTTACCCAGGCGTTTTAACACAAGGCCCTGGAGTAAAAAGAAACTACCCACCTCATCAAATGTTAATTTATTCAACTTCTTCCCCAGCTCATTAAGCTCGGAATATTTTATACCATTTTTTTCGATAAGACTGACCATGTCTGAGGTCAAGACCCAGAAGTCGGTTTTCTCGTTCACATTCTTCAAAATAAATTTCATGTTGTCACCGGAGTTAATATGGGTCATCTGTTAATGTTGGTAAAAGTCCTTACTTGCTTTTATCATGCAAAGAAGTTGAAAGACCGCGGATTGTTAAATGAGTTGACCGATGTTCTCGGAACGTTAAAAACCCCCAACACGGATGTGTTTGTCCAAGATCGCAAGACTGACAGTGCTATTCGTTCCACCATCGACTGGATCTTAGAGCAACCGGACGATGAAGCGATCATAAAATCAATGCTCATGCAGAGGGTGTATTCGTTTGTAAAAGAAGCACCTGAGCTGAAAGATCTGCTGGAAGTGGGGTTGGAAGACTATCCGACAACAGAACGTACTCGTCAGATTATCTACAAACATATCGACGAAATCAAGAAGGAGCAAGAAACCACCAAGATCAACGATGCACTGAAAAAGAAGATCAAGGACTTCCACTTCAAAGAACTCCGCCAGTTCCAGAAAAACGACTGGGTAGAGTTCATGGATGTCATTCAGGGCAAGATCAACCAAGCTTATAATGAAGAGAAGCAGAGCGAGGTTGTTGAGTCGGTTTCTTCGGAAGATAAAGATCCCTTCCTGGAAATCATTGAACGTGCTCAGCGTGAACAGAATGGCGATGGTATCATTAAGTTAGGCATCCAGGGCATCAACAAGGGCTTAGGTCCAGACCAAGGGTTGCGTCGCGGTAAGACGTATCTGTGGAACGCCCTGACTAACCGTGGTAAGTCTCTCATGATGGGTCATGCGATTGCATCGACTGGTCTGTATAATAAAGCAACACCGATGCTGCGTAACAAGAGTAAGATTCCAACCATCGTTCTGGATTCAGCAGAAGACGGTATCGAACTTATTCTTAACCGTATGTACAAACTCATCTGTGTGGCCAAGACCGGCAAGCTGCGTCCGTTTGAAGAAGTCACGTCAGAAGAGATCTACACCACCATTACCGAAGCGTTTATCGAGAACGGTTGGTACTTCATCTTTAACCAGATTGAGCCGAACAAAGATAACTACGCTAACTTCTGCGCACGTATCCGTAAGCTGGAAATGCGCGGTCACGAAATCATCATGTATGTCTATGACTACTTAGCGATGATGGAACTCGATGGCATATTGGGTGACAGCAAATCTGACCGACTGCAAATCCTGCTGCGTAAAGCACGTGCGTTTACTTCTGCTCGCGGTATCTGTTTCAACACGCCTCATCAGCTTAACCCGGACGCGAAACGACTGCTCAGGGAATCAGATGATGACAGTGAGATTTACTTTGCTCAGATGGTAGCGGGTAAGTCGATGACAGAAACCTCCACTAAGTTAACGAACGAAGTGGATGCAGAAATTACCATTCACGTTGCCAAGACTTCAACAGGTAACTACTTCACCTACGCAATCGGTAAGATTCGTGGTGATGCGGGCGACCCTGCGTTCTCATTTGGTATCTACGATCTGGATCCTGTACTTGGTTTGGTTCACGATATCGCAGGCAAGCCGATGTGTCGTAAGAAGATCACCCATCGTCTTAATGACTTTGGTGATTCAGTACCGGGAGAAGATGATTTCGACATAGCGGCATAAGCCCAATAAGCATAAGCTACTCTACTCCCCAGCGGGAGTAGAGTAGTGAGTTATGTATCCAAACCTTCATAGACCAGAAACACAAACAGCGTTGAGCGTTCACGGAACACCGTATTCGGCTGCGTATCGTTTTGCACTGACTGACTGATAACGCCCAACACCACGCCCTCAACTTCTACCAACACATCGTTTGCTTGCGTGAAGTAATACTTACACGGCATGCCTGGTGTGATGAGTTCAGCATTGGATTGATCCCACGGAATCGTAATGAGTTCACCATCGTTGTAAGCAGTCTCAGAAAGACCCTTGTAGATGTTCTCTGCGGGATTACGGTCATAGACGGAGATCTGTTCGCCCGAACCGCGTTGTGCTGTCTGGTACTCACTCATGGAGTCTGAGCGGGTAGTGATGGCTTTACCTTTCGCGTAGAAGTTACCGGCTTTGCCTGACAGTGCATCTGGGTTAATAATACGTTTACCCACGCCGTTGTTCTGGCGCGTGATGTCAACTGTTGACTGATGCTTGGAGTGCCCGGTTGACAAGATCGTCACCGTTTTATTGTTGGTGTACCAGGTGGTTTCCAACGTTGGTGTAGCATCCTCAGGAAAGCGGAAGATATCCAATACACGAGCGGCTGTTTTGTATCGACCCATCAAGAAAGGTGGGAACAGGTAAAACATTCCCTTGCGATAGAAACACGCCAGTCCAGCAGAATAGATCCCGTACTTGTCATCGTTCTGAAGATAAGTCGGAAGATCCATTAACCGCGTACCGTCTGGGATTTCAATGTGCTTATAGACTTTGGCGTTATCGCCCTCTATCGGCATATCTACACCCCGGAAAGCATCAGCACCTGATAACCCTACTTCAGCTCCATCTGTGATCAGAGCGTGCTGTAGGGCCTTGTCAGTGCGTGCCAGGAAGAACACCGAGTCAGTGGTAAAGCTGTTACGCAGAATCGCGAAGCCGAGCTCCTGTAGCTGAAGGTTAACCGTGATAATGTTTAAGCTATCAAAGTTCTCCAGGTTACTGACCTTGGTGTTGTTGCCCGACATCTCTGGATCGTTGTTGGTCAGCGGGATGCAGCGAAACATACGGGAAGTCTGTTTCAATCCTTCTCGCTCAATGACCTCTAGCTTGAGATTGTCTGAAAACGGCAACACTTGCTTGAGGTAAAGACCGGGTTGAATCTGGCAGGTTAACCGGTAGTCGTCTGCGCGAGACGACGCAAACATCGCGGTGCGATCAAAGTGACTGATCAAATACACCGGAATATGTTGCGTCGGCGTAATCAGCGTGGCTGACAAACGGTAGTAGCGGTTGGTGCCTGCTTTGGATACTGTTCGGGCCTGCGTGATTAAGTTCTGTAGCGGTTTTGAGATTTCCACTTACGACCCCCAGATACCAAACTCCTTGCGTGCTTCTTCTTGACGCAACAGAGTGTCCACGTTATTGCGGGCAGGTACGTTGTAAGCGTCTTGAGGAATGTGTCCGATGTTCGGCAACACACGCGTGGTAAGAAGATCGTAATAGGAAATAAACTCCGGACGTTGATGCCTTCCCGTTTTGTGGTCTAACTGGAACAACCCCACCAATCCCAGTAACCCGTTTCCTGCTTTGCCGCTTTGCCGTTCATCTTCACGATGCGCACGCTGATCTAAATAGAGCTTGATGCGGGCGTAGTCGTCAAACATGTAGAAGGCAAGCTGTTCCAGGTAACGTATCTCTTCAGGGTTAATGCTGCCGTAGTTAGAGTTCGTGAGATAGAGCTCATACCACAGCGAGTTATACTCCTGAATCGTGTCCACGATCTGAATCACGTTTTTATTGGGCTGATCAACTTTTAATGGTTGATCGTCCGTGACGTTTTCCAGTAGCTTAATGGCTTTCTCAATCGTGAGTCCACGCTTTACCGGTCGTGCATAGACGTCAGAATCCGGCACGGTATCGTTGGACATGTAGGCGACGCGGTCACGAATTTGGTCTGTGGTCATGGTGTGGCTAGGGAACACCCAAAACGGAAAGGTGCGCTTGGTAATTATCGCATGCAGCGTAATTGCTCGCGACCTTATTGCGTGGTAACGTTCAATTTCAATCATAACACTTTACCCATCTTGCGTGATTTAAAAATCATTAACAATAGGATAGGCGCGTAGTAGAACTGCAACTTGGTGGGGAGATCCCAATAGGTTTCCAGGAAGTCGTGAATGCGCTTGAGATCGACGATGTCGTTTTTCAGTACGTCCACAACCAGGTTCTCAAACACACCCTGTGGTTTGCCCTGATAGAAGTCTTCACTAAACAGGTAAGCCATCTTGATGTTGGGCAGTGGGTTGTAGGTCGGAATGAGATCCATCCAACTGTACCATCCCGACATATCCGCGAAATCTTCTGGGTTAGTCACCACTACGCCGTCAAAGCTGCTGGAACGGATGTTGTTGTAGGTGCGCGTGGAGTACAGACGCTTCACGTCCACGATAGCCGCGGTGTTCTTGCAGCGACGCAGGGTGTTCCAGTCACCACGGAACAGCACGTCCCAGATGTTGTACACGCCGTGCTGTGCTTTTAGATTCCCACCGTACTCCAGACCCAACGTAGTTAAACGCGGATACGTTCCCAGGGATTCGCTCTTGGCCATAGAAAGGAAAGCTTTGACCAAGTAGGGATCGTAATAGTGCTTGCCGTTGTCTTCTAACGCCAGCGTGCGCTCTTCTTCCCAGTAGAACTCTTCGTAGACGTAGTGAACGATCGTTGGGTACCAGCTCCAAATCTTTTTCTTGAGATCGAATTCGCCGGTAGAAATGATTGGCGTACCGCCATTGAGATGCTGGTCGCGTGAGTACACGAGGTCCTCAACGATCATACTCTCCATCTCTTTCCATATTGGTTCAGTTAAGATACCGTTAAAGACCCACTCGATCTGATAGACCTTGTTTGCGGTGAATTCAGGAATAGACAGCGCCGTAACCGTAAACCAGCCCGCGTTGCCATCGCCGATGTCAGCAATAAAGAAATCGCCCACCAACGGCACCAAGCCAAAGAAAGCATAAGCCGAACCCGTTTTACCCGATACTGCGGTAGTGGCATCAAAGCTGAAGTTTTCATCACGGAACTTCAGTATAACGTCTTTGATACGGGTATGACTCTGGTAGGTGCCTGACCCTGGCTGGAAAGCGTGCAGTTCTTCGTTGTTCTTCTGTGCCTGACGATGGTACTCAGTGAGCACAGGCGTGCCAGGAACCATGGAGAGGAACGATCCTTCGTTCTGGTACACGCTCTCCACGATGCTGTGCTTATACGCTTCAGAATAGATCTTAGGCGCTTCTGGTGGCGGGCTGGGTGCTTGACCTACCGGCGTGATACTTAAAGCCATGATTAACTCCTAAAGGTTTTGATGTTCTTGACAATGAGCCCCAGTTCCATCTCGTACTGATTCCAGTTGCGCTTGATGTCAACCGGTAAACCGTCTGGCAGGTTCTCTTGCCAATTCCCCGGCATGTTCGGCCAATCCCACCACGGGAAGATATTGGGCAGTAAACCCCCACCATTATCACGCGCATCGCTCCAGTAATCGTCAGAGTAATCCTCTACCGAGTAGTCGATGTTGATAATGAGGTGTTGTAAACGCGTGGTGGTGGGTTCGCGTTTGATAAAGATGTTACCTGCTTCATCCATACGCAGCTGATTGGGTTCAACCTGAAGATCGTCCGAGTACACCTCGAAGTGAATCGGAGTATCGTGGCGGTTAAATACCTTGTCATGACGACGCAACAAGTAAGCTTTGGCATCATCATCCCACTGGAACTCAGGGATCTCAAACAGATTACAGAGCAGCTGTTCACCTGCAACGTCATCTACGCGGAAACGCACCTGAATAAGCTGGTTCAGTTTCGCCTTGTGCGGGCGCTCCCAGTTATCGTGATGCGGCAGCACCAGATAATAAGGGGCCTGTGTCAGACCTAGGTTGGTGAGCAAACGCACCCCGGCTACGTATTCAGGGTTAGCCGCGCCGTGATAAGGAACCGACTGACGATACAGATCGCGATTGGTGACTACCCACTTCGCTGGGATCTCGTCCTGATGCACCTGCAACGGATAGGTAATTCGCCAACCAATGAACTCGTTGTAGAAGAACTTATAGGCGAACCCCACCTCGTACTGCCCCATGGTCTGACCTTTCTGAGCCAGACGCACCTGCGGCTCTTCAAACTCAATCTGCATGTCACGCAGTTTAATCGGGTAGACCAAGGTAGAGTTATTGCCGGCTACGTTGTTGATGATGGTGAAGTCACGCAGCTTTTTCTCAACCAGGTATTGTGGGAAAGCGTCGCTACGTATCTTGTTTGTTACCAGCAGTGCGTGAACGTCACTCATCAACTCCAGGATACCGTCATTCAACGGCAGGTGTCCTTCACCGTCAAACGTCATCATGGTTAACATCTGACTGGTGGTGTAGTTGATTTTGTTCACGAATTCTTGGGCGGCAATACGAGAAGTAAAGTGCGAGTTCAACTCCACGGTTACCGTGCGTCCGGCAAACTCTGGCGTGAAGTACATACCGATGCTTTTGTCTAACCAGAACGGCATCTCTGTGGCGTCACGACGCTGGTTGTGGTAGCCGTTGTTGAATTCCGAGGGTTCGATAGCGGCAACAGCATAAACCTTGTTCCGGAAAATGCCATCGGTGTAAAGCGTGTTGGCTTGATTATCACCAAAGTCGCTGCCGATCATTTTGGTGATTTCTGCTTCACCGTTAAAATAAACGTTTTTAGCGCCCTCAAGACCAAAGTACTTGAGTACGGAAATAATAGAGTCGTAGATCACCGGTCGCGTAATCGAGCGGTAGGTTTCTATGGACCCGGCAAAGGTGGTTTGTGTGGCACCCATAGCGATAAGTTCCTTATGAAAATAAACATAAAATTTACCTGACTTAGTGGGTGTTACCCCACTAAGCTCGGTTATGTTTTAAAAGGGACGATCGTCACTGTCTTGCGGAACCACGGCCAGACTCAACAGGTTACGGTTGGCGTCGCGCAGGTAAACCCGCACCACACCTTCTTCCCCCTCTTTGCGATACGTCTGGTATTTAAACACCGTGGCATTGCGCAGAATGTTGATATTGTCTTTTGTGACGTAAGGAGACGTACTCAGACGGGCTTTAACTGCGTCGACCAATTCAGGGGACAGTTGGTTACCATTAAAGGCTTTGCCCTTGCCCTGGAACGGTTTAGACGCACTCAGGATACCTTGGAAAAAGATAAGCTGAAAAGTCTTGCCCAGTGACTGCATGCTGTCGATTAACTTCCCGCCTGCTTCGGTTACCACACGAATCGTGACCGAACCTTTGTAGAGGTAGGAGTTATTAAGGATCGTTAGCGTGGCCTGTCCCAGCAGGTTGCCGTTGAACACAATGGCATCGTCAGTGGCCTTGTAGTCCACGTTACGAATCAAGCCTAAACCAAACTGTTGAGAGAACGCAGCAATAGCCTGGGCATAGGTTGCGCCTTTCTCCAGTTTGACAGTGGGCATCGACAGCAAGAACTGCGGAGTCAGGTCCATCTTCTTGACCACCCCTACCGTTTCAACGCCCTGCTTGTTAACAAAGCTCACGGTAGACTCATCACCGCCCGAGGTAAAATACTCCAGTACCTTACCACCTAGGCGTGTTTCCAGCTTGCTGATGTTTTCAGGGGTGATATTACTCATCGCTTGCACCTTCTTTCTTCTCCGCATAGAAGATACCCGGAGTAATGCCTTTGATTGCCTTGACAATTGCGCCAGCGACTTTACGTTGATCCGCTAACTCTTTCTTCAGGCTGTCAAACTTCTCACGGGTTTCTTTTGATTTTTCAGTGATAGCAGCTTTCTTCACACTGATGGCTTCTTTATCACCGTCCGCAGGTACGTCGCCACTGACACTGCTTTCCAGTGCTTTGAGATCAGAATCCACCTCGTTAAAGGTTTTCTCTAATTCAGTGCCTTTGTTGAATACCGTGGTGAATTCAGTCATGAGCTTGTCAATAACACCCGGAGCTGAACTTACGGTGGTCAAAGAGCCCACTGCTGTTTTCACGCCGTCGTTATTGGTAGCTGCTGCCAGACGCTCGATGCCTGCTTTTGCGCTGTCAGTTAAGGTAGCGTCTTTCTGCTCTACTGCAGCGAGGGCTTTCTTGTTGGCTTCGGAAGCTTCTTTGATGTCGTCAGCCATTTCCTGCAACGACTTATCGAAGTAGTTTTCCTTGATCGCCACCAAACCGTCTTTGACAACCTGGAACGCTTTCAGCATAGCAGCTTTGACTTTATCCCATACCGCACCTTCATTGCCATCGATACGATCAGAGATAATGCCGCGACTCATCATGACGCCCATCAGGTAACGTTGGGCATAGCTCTGCTGTTCCGTCGACACATAGCCCCCAGCTGCATGAAATTCTTCAAGCCCCTGCAGCATGGTGGCAAAGTGATCGAGCTGCTCTGTGCCTTCTACTTCATCCGGTTCAAAGCTTTCAGTGTGATCGGTGTCTTTGGCAGAGAGATCTGTAGGAACCTCTTTGACGTTGCAGCCAAAATGTTCACCAACACCCACTTCACTTCCGTACTTGGAGATCATGAAGGTGCAGACGATTTGTGCCAGCGTAGCCAAGAACACTAAGCGGTCAGCAGCCTCATTCAGCGCGTTGTAGTCTTTGCCCTCATTGACAAACAAACAGTACATGTCTTTGAGTTCAACCAGTGCCGACTTCAACACATCCAGCCCTAAACGTTCAGTGTAGGTAAGATCAGCATTCCCCAGTGCACAGATCGTTGCCGAAGCTTTGATCGGATCAATGAGCTTGTTTGACTCAATGATGTTCTGAAGATAATTGCTAATACCTTTGTTGGTGTGTTGTAATCCTGTTAAATAATCCAGTGCATTATCAGCGGTAATACAGATCAGTGAAGTGAGTTGTTGCTTACACACCTTCTCATCTTCTACGTTGATATAATCTGCATCTTTCTTGATAATATCACGAACATTATTAAACATCTCATGAGTACCAATAATGGCTCTCTCATCATTACTTAAACTAATAACTAAATTAAGTAATTTAAATATAGTAACCCCTTCCATCCCCCGGCCTCCACCAGTATTGACATTAAGTTCATATTGCAGTTAAAAAACAATTCACACAGAATACCAAGCTGCAGGGTTTCCCCTGCAGCTGGTAATTTAACGGAGCTTACGACGATAACCCCCACCTGTGCTGTAATTGGGTTCTACAGCAATACGCGACGTATCGTAATCAGGCCCAGGCATTATGCCTTTTTTGCGAAGTAGCTCGGAGTGAGTTTATCCACAACGCCGGTCACGAATGAACGGAAAGAGGACTTCAGCTGCTGAATGGAAGTATAGGACTTCATAACTTCTTTCAGCGACGCCAGTTTCTCTTTGATTTCCGCAGACGCGTTTTCACCCGCAGATTTCACTTTGCTTTCCAGCTTCTCGATCTCGGCCATGGTTTTAGAAGCCAGAGCTTTAACCTGAGAAGACATCACGCTACGGAAATCACGGAAGTACATGGCCCACAGCGTCATTTTGATTGACACAGCCAGCGCGATGCCGCGACCCTGTTTCTTGGCCGCTTCAACGCCTTTCTCGGTGATCTCAACCATTTTCTCCAGCGCAGCATCCAGCTTCTCTTTCAGCTGTTTGTCTTCCGCATAGATCTTGGCTGCCTGCACACCCTGTTCAACCTTGGCTTTGATGCTCTTGCCAATGTTAGCCGCTTTATCAGCTGCGCTGTCGATAGCACCGCGCGCCGCTTCAGTCAGCTCAGCAGTAGAAGGAAGCTTGGCCAGCAGCGCCTTGTCTTTTTCCACCGCACTGTTTTTCTCAGTATCTTTCTCTTCAGATTCTTTCCCGAAGAAAAAGTTCCAAATGCCTTTAAAGACATTTTTAACGTAGGTGATGGACTTCGCGAAGCCAGCCTTCACCGAGGTCCACACAGATTCGTTACCGTGGATAGCGTACGGTGACAGCATGTCTGCACCACACATTGCGCCAGCCAGGTATTTCACTGCGTAGCTTTCAGTTCCGTCGATGGCGTCGATGCTGCCCTGAATGATAAGTGACTCGTGGGTGTCATCCAGGTCTGCCGGGGATTCGTCCAACACCAGGTCGATAACGTCGTCGTCTTGCATAATTTTTTTCCATGTGAAAGTTAATAGGTGGGGTGTAAACATAAAATCAGCAAATAACCGAAAACGCACCTTTGAAGTACGGACAGTCGGTGAATTCGACGTGAAGCTTGTTATCAACCTTGGACAAAGTGACTTCGGTGTTGGTCACCATAGGAAGACCTAAGACACTCATGAGAACATCAAAACTTTCCAGTAAGTTGTCTGACGTCAGCATGTCGTTTTGATCCGGCACAAGCACCGAGTCATCTTCAAACACGGTGTCACCCAACTCTTGCAGGGTCACGTCCTCAACAATACTGCCACGCAGATAACTCAGATCAATATCTAAGGTATCCAGGAAGCTCAGGTCGATTTTGTCCCCGCGGATAAAACGAGAGCGACATGCCGTGTCTACCACAACGTAGCTTTCACTGGTGAGGTTGTGCAGCGTAGGGGCAACAAAACTTTGCTCGTTACTGGCCTTTAACACGCAGCGCGTGAACTGACCAGGCGTTACGCGTATGATCTTCATTTAAATGCTTTCCCCATGATGTCATGCGCCGCGGTATCCGCCTGCTGAATCGCCGTCATAACGTGTTTAATAAACGCAATGAAGTTAACCAGGCTGCGGAATGCTGCTGCCATTGCGTACGCCTCTGCCTTGCCAATGCCCTGGAGATCTTTCTCTTCCTTAATCTTGACATTAAACAGCGAGCCTTCGTTTTTGGAGATTTCAGCCAGACGAACCAGGTTGTTAGAAGTTTTCTCCAGCTTGTCAACCAAGCCATCGAATTTCCCTTCTGACACCATGAACTTGCTTTCGCCGGTAACTTCGGTTTGCTTCACAGGATTAAGCGTAAACGTGATGGCGTTATCTTTGTCTTTGGCAACAACTGCCCACAACGCCCCAACAATGCGGAATTCGCCGCTACCGAGCTTACCTCCCAAGTGTGTCGCGACAGCCGCACCAAAACGCTCTACATCACTCACAGCGACCTTTTTATCCTGCACTTTGGCAAAGAGGTCTTTAGCAGCGGTAAAGGTCTTAATGGTGCCGTCTGTGCGGTTTACCAGGTTGTCCAGTTCTTTGCCCAACCAGTCCAGGTTAGCAGGGAACGACTTAAAGCGTTTGCTGTCAATCAAGCTTTTGGCATTGGACGGATATTTCAATTCAGTATCGTAATTGATCTCTCCGGCTTTTACTTTTGCTTCCAGCTTGTTGAAATCTGTTTTAGAACGCGTACCAAAACCAAAGAAGGTTTCCGCCAGCCACTTGAAGAAGTTACCGATCATGCTGAGGAAACGTTTGATCAATGACCATACCGTGCTGAACAGTCCTTCACTGCCGTTTACTTCAGCCGGTGCATCAGGAAGCAGGGAAGCAACACGCAAGTAGAGCTGTTCAGTGCCGTCACGCTCTTCCTCAGGCTTTTGTTCAATCTCTGCAGCCTTGTCCTTGATACTTTTACTGTCACCGTCCAGGAACGCATCTACAGCCTTCTTGTCGGTTTGATAGAGCAGTTCAACGGTAGGTGTGTTTACGTAACGCGTAATCGCAGCCTTTTGAGTACCCTTATCGAAGTCTTTAAAAATAGAAGTCATAAATAAAAAAACCTCAAGTCAATACTAACCCGGGTTGCCCCGGGTTAGTATCTTTTTTCAAAGCACGGTCACGAAGACCCGCGCGGTCGACACAGCTTAGATGTGCGCAGCAACGCCGTCGATCAGAGCTTCCAGGACGTTAGACGCCAGAGAAGTTGCAGAACGAGTCAGAGATGCAGAAGACGCAGCAACGGCTTTAACCAGTGCAACTTTGTCAGCGGTATCTTTGTCGTCTTTGCTCGCAGCAGCGTTGATGTAGCCAACCAGTTTGTCACGCTTAGCAGCGGCGAACTTCTGATCAACTTTGCCGTTTTCCAGCTTGGTGATCTGGTTGCCGATACCGGTCAGAACGGTTTTCAGCGCGCCAGCGTTGGTGATTTTCGGAGCAGCTTCGCCAGAGGTCAGTTTGCTGAAGTTGTCAGCTTTGACAGTCTTCATGCTCAGAGCACGCGCCAGGCCAGCAGCTTTCTTCAGATCAGACGCTTCGCCTTCGCCAGTGTGCAGAACCACACGGATACCAGCGATCTGTGCAACCAGCTGACCTTTCTCGTCTTTGCTCGCGCCAGCAGCAGCGATTTTAGATTTCAGGCCGTTGGTCAGAGCTTTGTATGCGGTAGCGAATTCAGCCAGGGTGATTTCACCGTCCAGCAGGTTAGCGTACGCGCCCAGCGGTGCAGAAACTTCAGCCAGCTCAGAAGCTTTACCGGTCAGACCTTTGGCTTCGTAATCAACGTAGCCGTTCCAGCCGCCCAGCTTGACTTTCTCTTTCAGCTTCAGGCCTTCTTTGCTCAGATCAGCCTGCAGACCTTCGATGCGACGTTTCATGGCTTTGTTCTTGTTGAACAGGCCGATGAAGAAGTTCACAACGGTGTTGAAGATCTTCTTGATGAAAGCGATAACTGCAGCGCCAGCGCCTTTCACTTTATCCATGAAGCCTTCCATGCCGTCGCGCGCCAGAGAAGAGGCAGTAGAGGCATCGTACAGATCTTCTGCGCCCATACGCGGAGCAGCAGTTTCCGGTGCGCCGCCCAGACGACGATCGGTGATTTTGTACGCCTGGTTGTACAGAGAAGCAAACGCGCGGCCGTCGAAGTTGCCGGAAGCCAGCATGGACTCCATACCTTCAACCAGGTCCTGAACTTCTTCAGTCGCTTCCTGGATGTCGCAAACCTGCTCAGAGACTTCTTCCAGAACTTCGCCCTGCTCCTGGATTTCGGCGTTCGCTTCAGCGACTTCAGCACGGATTTCAGAAACGGTTTCTGCTACTGCTTCCAGAGTACCCTGTGCGCCTTCTTCGTTCAGGCCCAGATCTTCAGTACCCGCATACAGTGATGGATTAAACATGTAAAACTCCTTGGAGATTTTTTACTTAAGTAAAAGTTTATTTAATTAAATAACTTTCGATAACACACCTAAGACGTCTTGGATGTATTTATCGACGTAGCTCACCACGCGTGGAGTGAAACCACTATAAAATGCTAATGCGTGAGCATTGCCTTTTAAGATGGACTCGGCTTCAGAGATAATCTGAGAACCTACGTTAGTTGTTTCACTTAAACCTTTGCTAGCTTCTTCTACAACAGAAGACCAGCTTTTAACAAAATCAAGATAATCAGCATAAGATCCTTTAACCTGCAAATGCAGATCATTGAGCTTGGCAACTTTTGCCAGGACCGACTGAACATCAGACTTAGAAGCTTCGAGGGTGTGAGACTCACCAGCGGGCTTGTCTCCAGACATAGAATATACTACGTCTTTGTCTGTAAACTTACACTTGACGACCTTTCCACCCGGCAAGACCTCTGACAGCATCCATTCACCGTTCTTGTGAGGAAGCTTGTATTCAGGGTAATGAAGCCCTTCAAACTCCCGCACGACGTTCATGACGTCATTGGTGCTCTTTACGCCTTTGAGCTTACGTGCCACAACCAATTCACGACTGAGGTGATCTTTGACATCGTTGGCGTGCTTCTTAAAGCCTTCCAACGTTTTGATCAACTCATCCAGGTCGGAGCCAAAGTCGTCCCACTGACCAGTGCTGGTCAACGCTGCAACCTGTGCGCCTGAAAAAGTAAAGCTATATGATTCTTCACCTTTCATCGCGCTGGGGATTTTGGCAATCAGAGACTTGTTGCTGTCAAACGTTTTCGACAGTTGAGCACCCGCACCACGAATGCCTTTGTCCAACAGATCCAACGCCTGCCCACCTACCCACTTAGCCACTGACAACGTACCCGCTCCCAGTGACTTCATGGATTCACCGAAGTCTTCGTTGCCGTTGCGCACGCTTAAAGAGTACGCACCCTGAAGAGGCTGCAGTGAATCAAGCAGCTCAAGGTGTTGTTGACGACAGGCGACATACAACTCTTTAAGCTTGGCCATTAGCTCACCGATTTCGCGAAGTTGATGGAGTCATTGCACAGGCTGGCAATGGCGTTCAGGGTAATCACCAGGTAACGCGTGAAGTCCGCATTGAGGTCCAGCAGGTCTTGCTGGTTCTTGCGCACAATCATCGAGTACATCGCCATGATACGGTGCTTGTCCGTTTCATTGATCGGCATCTTGGTGAGGTTGCTACCGATGATCTCGTAGTCACGCTCAGAGATACGGTGTTTGATGGCTTTGTTGCAGATAGCCAGCCAGTTCTCCAGGATCTTGATAGAGATCGCGCAGACGTGGCGAATGGTTTCGGCGCCAAAGGTATTGATTTCTTGCTCACGGTCGATGAAATCAATGGATTCACGCTTGTTGAAACGCACGCCCAGATCCTGTACGCGAGAATCAAACCAGTCGTCGATGGTTTTCACATCTTTGACTTTGATTGGATCTTTCCAGCGGGTATCAATCAGGAAGCGACCGCCCATGAGTTCCACAGAGCGCAGCTTACGCAGCCACGGCACGGCTTTATCAGAGATATCGATCTTGCACTCGCGGAATGCCGGCACGTTCAGCAGAGGCCCTACCTGCATCAGAATCTGCACAGCTTCTTCATCAGTACTTACGCCTTCAAAGCGAGAGAAGAACGCCATGATCTGCGTCAGCTCTTTCTCAGAGTAGTCGTAGTAGTTGTTGGTCAGGGCCGACGTGGTTTTAAACAGATTCAGAATCTGGTTGTACCAATCTTCTTTGACTTCACCCTGAACCTTTAACAGGTTAAACAGACGGGCAGAAAGGTTGAACTGCTCCAGGCCATCTTTGAAGTCGCCGAGATCTTTACTGGCGCGCTCAATCATCTTGAAACGCGTGATCAAGGACTCGGTGTCTTCCACAGCCAGCGTATACGCGTCGTGGAAGTTCTGTCCCAGGCGTTTGGTAAAGACCTTGGCGGTTTCCAGTGTGTCGCTCAGGAAGCCCTCACAGGCCGCAATACGGCTCAGACGATACTGGCTAGGGCGCAGCGTACGACCGAAGTGTTCAGCGCCGGCAACGCGGTGTGCGTTATAGGTAACTTCGCCGTCATCGATCTCCACGACTTTCAGATCACTGAGCTGGCCGTCGATAGTGATGGCATCTTCAGGAGAGATCTCATGGTCCGGGGTGTTTTCCAGAAGACTTTTGATTTCCTGTACGCGGTTAGTAGCACCCAACACCTGGTTCGTGATGTTGTTGAGGTCACGGCTGTCTTTTACCGTTTCCATCAGCTCCAGTGATTTCACGACAGAAATAGCAGCCATCTGTTCGTCAAGCTCAGTTGTCATAGCGGGTTTCTCCCAGAAGTGCCAGCAGAATACGTGACATGTTTTCCATGCCAATCCCGCGCAGCAGGCGATAATAATCGAAGTTGGTGATGTTATCAGTCAACGCCATGGAGTTACGAGCAGAGCTCTGCGTGCTGGTGATAAAGCGACGCTCCCACGCTCCCGTGGTATTGTTGTTGTGGTGAACGATCTCTTCAGCACAACGAATGTCACTGCCGATAGCACGAGCAGAACACTTGTTGTTGAGGTAGAGAACAATCGAACCCACAATAGAAGCCAGCGGACCGATACCGTTTTTGTAGTTGGCTTCCAGGAAGTCCTGGAAGTTTTCACCGATCAAGCAACGCGCTGCACGCAGCACTTCCTGATAGATGATGGGATTGGTTTTCTGGGCGTAGTCCTGCGTAGTACTGTTCAGGAAAGCACGAATCACTTCCTTGGCGGCACTGACATCAGCATTGGTTACGGCACCATTAACAAACCCATTTTTAGCGCGTACAAACGTACTCATAGGACAATAACCTCATTAAGAAGGAGGGATGGCGAAAATCATCATAAAATCACTATTACTGAGGGAGTGACCCCTCAGTAATAGATAAACAGTTACTGATAGCTCTCAACGATCTTGTTGATGGTACCGGTGTTCTTCACGATCTTCTCGCGGTAAACTTCGATACGGTGGTCCAGTGACGCGTCGTTGGTGCCGTTTTTCTGGTTGATGGCCTGATTGATCTTCATCGCCAGGAACTCATTGTGCTCCTGTGCGCTGCGGATACGCATGAGATCAATCTCGCGCATCAGACTGTCATACCAGTATTTCGGGTTGAGGTAGTGAATACCAAAGCCGCGTGCCAGCTCAGGTTTCTTGCCACCCATGCCCAGCATGATGTCCATGCTGTTCTCATCATCCGCATCCAGCTCAGGAATCGCATCGATCTCTTTGATCAGTGCGGTTTTACCTTTCAGCAGGGAAACGGTGATGTTGCTGTAGTACAGCGCAGAACCGTTCAGGAACATCAGTTCGTTTTTGGTGAGGTACTTATCCACCACGAACCCAGACTTCACCGACATGCTCAGCAGTACGTCGAGCAGCTTGCTGGAGTAGCGAGCCCAGAAATCCAGCTGTTCAATAGTAGACAGCAGGTAGACCTGACGCACGCTCATGGTTTCCCCTGCCCAGAGCTCGTCTTTATAAGCCGAGACTTCTTTCTTGAGATAAGCCGTGAGGTTGGTTACAACTTCTGCCACCATCTTCATCGTAGTCAGGGTCGGGGTAGAGGCGTTGAAGTTAGGGGTAGCTTTCGCGACGTTGTTGGCAATGGACTTGGTGACGGCCCAGCCGGCGCTTTCACTGACCAGCGTTAACCCTTCGCTTTCCAAACGGTTTACGTTATCGATCAGATCGTGTGCAGAAACATCAACCGTGGAGATCAGGGTCAGGATGTTTTTGCGGCTTACGTTTTTTACGCTTGAAGCGTATTCACGAATATCAGACATAATTATTTCCCTGCCAGAATACGGGCCAGTGATTCCAGAGAATCGGCGCTGTCAGATTTCTTGCCTTTAGCTTCGAGTTCTTTCAGCGTATAGGTTTCAATCAGGCTGTCGCCGTTGGTGATGAATTCAAACACACCGTTGCGCTCATCGCAGATAACGATGCGAGACGCGTCTACCGCACGGAAGATCGCATCCAGGTTACGGCCGTTGGAGAAACGTTTACCAATGGTCAGTTCGATCTGCTTAGCAGTGTCAGAGCTCATGATAAAGGTGTTCGCCATGGTGTTCATGGAAACCACACCGGTACGAAGCGCCTGCGCCTTGTTGATGCGCTCACGTTTCGCCATCTCTTCGAAGTAGCCGGTGTTATCTTTGTACTTGGTATTGAACTTCTCTTTGTTGATGTCGCTACCAGAGAAGAACTGTGGCCCAGTGATTTCACCACCGCCCCACATGGCCAGACGTGCAAACAAACCGTCTTCAGGTTTTGCCGCAGAGAACACGTTAAGGATCTGTGCAGGCATCATGGGCATGGGGATTTCACGGAAGGTCAGAGGAAGTTCTACCTTTCCGCCATTTGGGCCGTGCGCTGTTGCAACGACAACACGTCCAATTGCCAGAGGAGTGAACTCTGCGATCTCTGAATAAGACTTGCCGCCAATAGTAACAGTATCACCATCGCTGCCCATTTCGGGTGCTTCGGAACCATCTTTACCGCCTTTGAATTTGTTCGGGTTCGGACCATTGCCGTTCATGGCTTCACAGCCAGCCAGCGATACCAGACCCGCGCGACGCGGCTGAACACCACCGATGATCTCATCGATTTTGATGCCCATGCGTTCTGCGTTCTTGATAGAAATGTGAGCAAGTACCGCGTGCATGTCGCGCGCCATGACAACTTGCATAACTGCCTGCATGTAGTTGGCGTGCAGAATTGTCTTATCGATACCTACGATCGGCGAAACTAACGTGCGGTTCCCGCTATGTACAACGCTGTGCTTAGTCAGCAAATTGTATGTATTGCCGGCCTTATCCGCCACGTTGGAGGCCGCAGCCACTTCTCCATTCTCAGGAAAAATCATTTTTGCTGTGTCAAGCAGCAATCGACTAACGCCGATAATAGACCCTATCATACTAACCTCTTATGGCTAAATTATGAGTGAAAAATTTGATATAAACGATCTCGCCGGGTTAATGAAAACACCAGGTCTAGCTCGCCCCGAATTTCTAAAAGAAAATGTTGAACAAACGAAAGCACAATCACCCATAACACCAGAGCAATTGGTGTCTATGATGGATTATGCTTTTTCTGAGCAAGGTGGACCTGGTTCACAGAGTCCGGTTATTAAATCATTGTCCGGCTTAAGGATCCTTGGTCCGGGCCACCAATTCATCCCCATAGCCGACGATGCCATAGGATTGCCTTTTGTATCACGCCCCCTTTTAAACCTCTCAGATGAGAACGTCTCACGTTATCCTGGGTTATTTCCTCTGTATCGCAGTAAACCCAACAGCGTGATGAGCTATGTGCGAGGGCTGATGGATAAGCAGTGGGGCGCGGCGAACAGTGGAGCGATTAAGTTCTTAGATCCTCTAACTGCCTGGATGACACCGTTAACCAACTACTGTAAAACCAGTAATGGCTTCCCTGATCTTTCGCTGAACGTCTCAACCAGCTCACCGGGTTTCCGTCAGGAAGTCTACCGCCACATCAGCGGGATCCTGCAGCACAACGGTGCTTACCCGATGCGTCAGAGTTTCCACATGTCACAACCTAAGTTCTTGCCTTATATCTTTGAGGTTTGGCTGAACTATATAAATGAAGTGACATTAGGGGATCATGGCCTTGAGCCTTACCCGGAAGCGTTGAAGCAGAACTATCAGGATTATGACTGCCGCATCTACCACATCATCCTGAACCGCAACATGCGTAACATCGAGTGGATCTTCTGTAACGCCAGCTGCGTACCCACCACCTACCCATCAGGTGCGTTCTCAGCAATTGATCGCACAACAAACACGTTGCGTGGTCAAGGTCAGGACGAGTTCGATGTGCAGTTCGATGCCATTGCGTTTCGTTACGGCAACGTTACTGTGGCGCGTATGTTTAACGCCACCACTGAATACTTCAATAATGATCTGCGTGATGAAACCCGCGCATCCAAATATCGTCGGTTGGAATTCGATCAGTATTATGGCAACAACTACGAGCGTGTGTATCCTTATATCAATCTGGATAACATGACGCTGGAATATTGGGTGAAGAAATGACCATTGAAATTACGTCGATTACCAAGCTCGCCAACAACCCGTACCGTGGTTTGAACTACGTCGTGGACAATCTGGAAAAGGCTTGGTTTGATCAAAAGGTAAACATCAACTCTGGTACACATCCAGTGGTGTTCTGTGCCGACCTCACCATTGGGGTGGGTTTTGGTTTCTTGAGTTCGCTCAGTGACGCCATCAGTCAAGTGTTCCCAGCGCATGCACGCTCTGTCGCTGAACTGTCGCGTAACATGAACGACATCGAGTACTATGGTTTGTTTGGTACGCCAAGTACCAGCACTATTAACCTCATCATCGCCATGGATAACCTGAAGGCCTTTGCACCTACAGCAACCAGCACGGTGAACGGGGTTAACCTTAGCTACCAAAAGATGCTGATTCCAAAAGATACCGAGGTCGATGTGGCAGGTTATACCTTTGCCATTGAGAACGGAATCGAGATCCGTTACAACGAGCGTACTGGCGTGCAGGTGGTGTATGACTCAACCACCAATAACCCGTTCAATGCCATTGCGGGTAACGTACTGAAACGTAAAGTGCGCCCTATTAGCGGCAAGGATTATCTGGTTATTGAAGTGCCAGTCCGTCAGCTCGCCTGTTCATTTGATAGCAACATTCCGTCAACGGAAGGTGCGGGCTGTTCGGGACGTCGTGCTTATTCTGACTACCTGTATGGCATTCGTGCCTACATCACCGGCACTGACGGCGTGAAGCGTGAAATGGTCGTTGCCTATGACAAGGCAGTGTTTGACCCGGGCACGCTGACCATGACCATCGATCTGGATACTTCAGAGAGTGCGTTTGATTTCGCCATTCCTGATATCTATATTGAAAACGGTCTGGGCATCGGTACGGTATCGCTGTATGTCTACACCACCAAGGGTACAGTAGATAAAGACTTTACCGCCACTGACCTGAATGACTACAAGCCGGCTTACCGTGATTTCCGTTATGCCAATAACGATCTCAACGCCTATTCGGACTTCCTGCCAAACATGGGTGGTGTGCTGTGGAAATTCCATACACCTATCTCAGGTGGTACGATTCCAACGTCGTTCAGCAAGATCAAGTACGGTGTGGTTAACGGTCGTCGCATGCGCAGTTTGCCAATCACGGAAAACAACCTGATTGGATCGGTAGAAGACTACGGTTATTCTGCGGTGAAGAGCATTGACTTTGTGACCTCACGTCTGTTCTCCTTAACCAAAGAGTTGCCGCTGCAAAGCAACAAAGACTTCTACTCAGGCGTCAACTGCTTTGTGGGCACTAACTTGATCTCGGCTAAACAGCTGGTGAACTCTGGGGTAGCACTGGATAACGGTGCACGAGTAACGGTACCGGCAGGAACGATGTTTGACGTGACCAGTCAAGTTCCGACCCTGGTGAGTGCTTCGCAGCGTGCTGACATTGCGGCCATGACTCACAACGGTTTAATCGCCTACATGGAAAGCACCAGCTTGGCGTATCTGCCGTTCCACTATGTGTTCGATACCACCCAGAATCAGGCCGCTATCCGCATGTATTACCTGGATAAGCCAAAGTTCGGCATTCAGAGCTTCCAGGATGAGAACACCAACCTGGGTATCGAAGTGGGTATTGATGCCGTGACCGTGACCTACGAGAACAACGGCTACACCATTATGGCACAGACCAGTTCCGGTCAGAGCTACAAGGTGCTGACGGATGAACAAGTAGGCATGCAGCTCTCGGTGATGATTGCAGGCAGTAACCAACCGGCAAGCTTGAAAGGCGAGTTGGCGTACAAAACTGCAGGTGGTGAACGCGTGTATCGTTTCCGCATGGAGAGTAATCTCGATGTTGATGAAAGCGATCAGCTCCACATCACTAACTTCAGTCAGTACGGTAGTGTCCAGCCGGATACACCTATTGCGCTGGATCTGGAAGTGTCGTTTATCGTGGTGCGTCGTGTAGGTACGTGGCAAACCGTTATCAGTGCCGACAGTGAGATCGACCAATCGCTGTTCAAAGATCCGGTTCAGGCTATCATCAAAACCAATCTGGAACTGGTGCTGGGTAAACGTCTTGATCGCATCTATAACCGTGTGCGTCCTCTGGTGGGTGAAGGTCAATACCAACAGTATGACTTCAACGTACCGGATGTCTATGATGAAGATGTCTACAAGAAAGAGAACGGTCAACTGGTGCTGGGTTCTGACAACCTGCCTATTCTGTTGCACAGCAAAGGCGAACCGATGCTGACAGATGCGGGTTACCCGATCTACAAGCATCAGAAAGGTGACTGGGTTAAAGATGCCCAGGGTAACTACGTTGAGCTGGCTCCGCGCGAACTCAACTACCACTGGGACTTTGTGGGCTTCGACGGTGTCTATGCGCTGAGTAAAGATGATTACGATATCGTGTTTGCTCAAACCATCAAAGACATGCTGGCGGATACCATCAGTCTTGACCTTGACCTGTTCAGTCAGCAGATCATTGACAAAACCCGTCTGCTCTATCAGCCGAAAAGCAAGCTGGGCTGGCGTAAAGTGGTGGTGAACTCCAACTACTACTCTGTGCTGAAACAAGATCTGTCGTTTGAAGTTACCTACTACCTGACTCGCTCTGGCTATCAGAACTCTAACCTGAAGACGTCACTGAAGAACAACACGCCGAAAGTATTGAACAACTTCCTGTTCAACAACATTACGGTGGGCGTCTCGTCTCTGGTGAAAGCGCTGATGGAGAACTTGCCGTCTGATGTTGTGGATGTCAAGATCAATGCCGTGAGCGGTGACAGCACAGTAGACGTTATCTCGGCCGTGGATGAACTCAGTGGCTTCAGTGTCCGTAAGAAACTGGTACTGGGTGATAACAAACTGCCTAGCGTCCAGGAAGATGTCAAGGTTGACTTCTTGCAGCACGATGTAACCAGTCTATAACAGTAAACTACTGCGCCCGAGGGCGCAGTAGTTTATTTATTAAAAGTCATCCAGCAGTTCATTGAACACACGAATCAGGTAGAGGCGCATCTGAAGGTGGGTTTTCAGATCCTGCAGATCATCATTGGTGCCGATCCAGGCAAGGCGATCAACCAGACGTGGCAAGCTACTGTAGCTGTTGTGCACTTCCAGACAGTACTCTTTAGCGACGCGAGTAATGAGTTCGCTGATGCCAGCAAATTCACTACTGGTGCCGTAGTAACGCTTGAGCTGGGTGTCGTCCAGCACAATGAAGTTCTGCTTGTTGACAAACTTCAGGCGTTGAGAATCGTAGTCACGGAAACCACACACAAAACCCGCCACAATACCTTTCAGATAACCGTAGCGCGTAGGAGGAACACGACCCGGATTCTGCAGCAGCTCATACACGCGATCAGCTGTTTGCGTCAAGGCTTCGTAAAACTCCTTGCACACTTCCTGCCCAACTTCACGCATGCCGCCAAAGCGCACACCGAAACGCACCACAACGTTCAGCACGGTCCAGCGCAGATCGCTTTCGTTCATGGCAAAGTTGCGGGTCATCAAACGCTCTTTGATCTGAGTGCGCAACGGATCCTGCATAGAGGTGATCAGCGTCAGAGCCTCATCAAACGTGAGTTCATCCGGCAGTTCAAATCCCAGCGTACGGGTCAGTGCGTTTTCAATATCATCAGTCAGCGTCTGGATATTTTCGAGATTAACGATCATGGTAGGCGCGTCCTTACAAGAGCTTGCCCATGCCGACATCTTTACCGAAGTTGTTTACCGCGGTACGGATATTGAGCAGGTTGTTTTCGATAACCAGGCTAGAGACGTCAGCTGCTTTCTCCAGGAAGGTTTGTGCTTCGGCTTCAGGAACCGCCACCAGTTTCGGTACGCCGTTCGGGTACATGTCTACCGTAAACGGACGCCCTTCTTTCAGCGCTTTCTGCTGAGCAGCCAGCATCATCTTGCTGATGGTGTCAACGTCGTTCGCTACCGCAGCCAGCATAAAGGCATTGGCTTTACTGTACCAGTTACCCAGGTCAGAGAAAGTTGTACCCGCCATACGCAAGATCTCAACCGTGACTTTGGTGAAGTTGGTATAGACGTTAACCGCACCCGCCATCTGCTGATAGAAGCCCAGATAGCGACCGTCATTGCTGAGGTTACTGATCATGGCAACCTGTGTAAGCTCTTCGGTACCGGCAAAGCCAAACAGATCTTTCATGGCTTCGGAAAGATCGTTCTTTTGCTCGTCCAGCTTTTCGAAGTTCTCGACAGTGGTCTTGGCAAGAATCTGCTCGATCTTGCGAACGAACTCCACGTCGGCAGACTGCTGGGCAGTGATCAGCGAAGCCGTGATCTTTTGCGCAATCTCAATAGAGTGTTTGGCAAAGTCATCTTCCGTGTAGGTCTGCTGCATCACGACTTCGAGCAGCTTGCTGAGCTGTGGCGTGATGTCTTTGTAATTCAGCGACTGAATCACTTCCAACATCGCTTCGCGCAGTGCACCGCCTTCGTAATCGAAATTGAAGTTACGCTCTTTGCTTTTCCGCACGATATACTCGAGCTTGTCAGAGAAACGTTTCTTCGCCAGCTTGGCTTTCTTCACGCCTTTGGAGATGGTGGCGCAAACACCCTGAATCAGTCCCGGAATCTGCGTGAAGTTTTCCAGGTAGTGCTCTTTGCTCACCAGCTTAGAAGACAGGTACTTGATGGATTTGTTAAAGCGACCGTCCGGTACGTCTTCCAGGAACTTATCCAGATCCACCAGGTGAGCCGGGAAGCCCATGGCCAGCAGATAAGCGCCGAGTTGCTGTTTAATTTCCGGCATTTTCTCTTTCACGGCAGCAGCCTGACGATCAGAGGGCTTCAGACCAAACACGACTTTGATTTTATCAACGACCCACAGCACGATCTTCTTGATAAAACGAATTACCGCAACAATACCGGTTTCCAGCGCCTTCAACGTGCTCTGGAAGAAACCTTCTCCGCCAAAGCGCGTGTTGTAGGTAGATCCCAGCGGGTCCATACTGCCTGGCTTGGCTTTTACACCCAGATAGAGCGCAGTAGCGGCGTCCAGCTGACCGGTACTGATAAAGCTCTCCACACCGCTCACAACCTTGGTGACCTTTAACTGCTTGTCGTAGTTAATGATCTCGGTCATGTCGATAGTGGCTTCATCCGCCTCGTCGAAACGAATGGTATCGATGGGATCAGACTTCCCCAGACCTTCAACGGTGACGGTGTTATTCATGTGCCTTTTTCACCTCTTGAACAAGGTAAGACACCAGGTCCTTGTAGGACTGCTCGCTTTCCAGCGGCGTGGCGATCTCTGTTTCCAGTTCCAAGTTAATAGAGCTAGAAGAGACGCGGCCGGTAGAACGCAGTGAGCCATACATCAGGTTCAGGGTAGCAATCACGCCAGAGTAGATCGCTTCGTAGCCCACCGGAGAAACGTTGTTCCAGCGATCGAGCTGCGTGCGATAAACATCGCGTTCTTTGTCGGTCAGACTGAACGTCGGGTTCACGGCAAAGTGGTGCGCAACCAGTGCGTCTTTAAACGCGTTATCAATGATACCGCGCTGTTTGAAAGGACAGGTGATGCCTAACTCAGCGAGCTTTTGTTTAACGCGGACAATGTGATCTAAGTGTGACATAATGGTTCCTTATGCGGACAAGTTAGCAATTTTGACGTTCAGGATTTCCATCTCGTTGTTCGCGATGACCTGAGTGAAATGTTCGAACTCCTGGTATTTGAAGTCGCTGCCCTGAATGATACGACCCAGCAGACGATCAAACACAGTACCAGAAATCAGTGGACGAAATTCTGCGCACTGTTTTAACAGTACGGCGGCACGCTCGGCAAATTCCAGACGTTCTTTAGCCGGCATATCAACTTCTTTCAGCTTGGCGATCATCTGACGCACAGCATCTTCAAAGCGACGGAACGGGCTGTTGTAGTCACCGGAGTAATTCATCACCCCGTAAACAAATACAAACGTCCCCAGGAAACTTGCCGCCATAATAGCCAGGTAGAGTGCCGGAGCAATCACCAACACTTGCAGGAACGCCATGGCAATTACCAGGCAAATCACTGCGGTGCTCTGAGCGATACTGGGTACACGGCTCTGTGCAAACACTTTCAGCGTTGCAGTAATGCCGCGGTCAAAGCCCATGCGGATCGCATACATATCAGCCAGAACTTCAGACGACATCTGATCTACACCCAGGCTCAATGCACGACGCGTATTGCGACGGGAAATCAAGGCGTTGAAATAGATTACGATATCGTTAACGCGGTCAGCATCTTCGGCCATGGCTTCCACGGCATCACGAGTTTCTACGCTGCTGTTTAACAGCACAGCGGTATTGCGGATGACAGCCACACGTTTCTCTTTGGTGTTAGCAGCACCCAGCGCAGAAAGCGCGCCACGCATAACGAAGTTGTCGTTAGCGGCAGTGTCAACAGTAGAACACGCAGAGAAGCAATGACCCATCTCGTGAGCAATACAACCGGCGATCATTTCAGAGATGCTGATCTTCAGCTTCTGCACTTCTTCTTTCTTGAAGATGTCACCAACCGGACGACCCAGATAAAGCTTGATAGGCATCTCGGCATAAGCCCCACCCACCTTGCCGGTGCGGTAGTCGATGGTTCCTTTGAACATCTTTCCTTTGTTCTTGGCGTACCACTGACTAAGCGTACTTTCAGTGACGTCAAGCCAGTTTTCAATATTTTTAATATTGAGAATATTGCCAGGTGAGAGATAACCCACGTCAACCATGAAGTTGGCAAAATCCATCATCTCTACGGTGATGTTGTTGAACCCGCAGTACTTTTCGATCACTGGCAGGATCGCTTCTTTTACCGAACCATTTAGCAAAGCACTGCCATCACGTTCGGTAACATGGGGTTCAATTGCTGCGGTTAATTCTTCGGCGAAATTGCTGGTCACGAAGTCCATGAACTCTAACCCCGACAATTTCCCCTGTCGTAAAAATTCGATACCGAACATGGAGAGTTTCCTTATTTTATTACTGAGAAGGATATTACATAGTTTGAATTGAACATAAAATGTCGAGGCTATAGCAGATGGCAGAGAAAGTTAAATCACCCATCGTGGGGCGTGTATGTAAACACGTTCACCAGGGTTTCAGTAAAGCCGAGCGCTTCGACGACCTAACCGCAATTAAAATAACCAACGTACACGCGGACGGTAGTCGCAGTGAAGATTACTCGCTAATTAAGAATTTCCAACAGCCGTTCTGGATTGTTAAACCAGAGCACCGTAAGTTTAAACAGCAAAAAGATTACATCGAAGCCAAGAAGTGTAAGCAGTTCAAAAGTAATACCGCCAAGCTCGCTTACATGATCACCAAAGTTCTGCACGGTTCTCCGGATCCTAAAGCTAACCTGCGTCAGGTATTAACCAACCCCTATGTGTTTGGTTGTGACCAGTCAGCACCGGTGTTTATCAAGCAGCGTTTCTTTGATAAGTATGAAGAGTACCAGCAAACCGAGCGTTACAGCGTAGCCGCATACGACGTTGAAACCGACATGGAGAAGAAAGGCGAGCCAGTAATGATGGCCTCGGTTACCATGCGTGACAAGGTCTACTTTGCAACGGTGCGTTCATGGTGGAACGGGTTAACTGATGAAGAGATCTTAACCGGCTTAGCTGAGGAAGAAGAGAAGCGATTCAAAGAAGAAAAGATGGCTCGTAAGATCACGGTGTTTGAGTACGGTATCTTCGACACACCGGGTCAAGTCATTGAGAACTGCATTAAGCGTTTCCATGAATGGAGTCCTGACTTAGTGGCTTCGTGGAACGCCACGTACGATATGGAGAAAAACGAACAGGGCTTAAACGCAGATGGTCGTCCTCTGGAACGTATCTACTGTGACCCAAGCATTCCTGATGAGTTTACGCACTATCGTCTGGATCGTGGTCGCACGCACAAGATCAAGGAGAATGGTGACAAGACACCGTTAGAGCCGCAAGAGAAGTTCCCAACGATTCGCTCAATGGCGAAATGGCAGTGGCTTGACTTCATGAGCTTCTATGCCATTAAACGCGCACCAGGCGGTAAGCTGGACTCTTATGGTTTGAACGAATGTGCCAAGCGTGAAGGGGTTGACGGTAAACTTTATACCGATGAGGGCAGTCACCTTATCGAGGGTAAAGCTGACTGGCACCGTTACATGCAGAAGAACCACAAGTTTATCTATGCGATGTACAACATCAAGGATAACTGGGTTATTGAAGATCTGAATGACAAGACGCTGGATCTGTCTATGTCGTTCCCGCTGTTGACCAAAGCCTCGGAGTACTTTAACTATCCGAGTCAACCACGTATCATCTCCGATGCACTGGCGTACATTGCGCGTGACAACGGTTATGTGTGGGGTTGTGCGGGTGGTGGCAAGAACGAGTTCAATGACATGTTGCCGACATTGGGTGACTGGATTGCCTTGTTGGAAACCGAGAAGAACGCCAGTAAAGGTTATATTCTGTTTGATGGTCTGTACGACGTTTACAGTAATGGTCGTTCTGCGGTATCGGACGTCGACGTAGCAGGGGCATATCCGTATGCAACGGTAACAGAGAACGTATCGAACTACACCACACAGATTGAAGTCTGTCGTATCCAGGGCAAGGATCCGTTGAAGCAGCGTGAGATTGCGGTGAACTATGCCAGCAGTCCAGAAGCGAATGCGGTGATGTTGTGTGAAGAGCTCTTTAACTTCCCGAGCTACGATACCGTGGTTGAGAAGTTTGAAGAAATCTTAGTGAAGCAGGAACTGATGCCGAAGTTCATGAAATCACTGGAAGAAGAAGACATGGAAATCGGAGAATAAAAGAAAGCATTACCTACCTCTACCCGCAGGGGTAGAGGTAGGGTTTATGCACGTTACTTATTGGATAGCGTAGTTGGCCATTTTGCGGACAAACATTTCCAGGTTGTCTTTGGCTTCAGCACGCATACCGGCGATCATGCTCTGAATATCCGTTGCGCGCGCCAGCTTGACGCGAGTCGGCCAGCAGCGAGCAATCTTGATACAGAAGCTCATGAGCATACGGTACTGTCCCAGCGCAGCGTGGGAATAGGAGAGCTCACAGTTCTCCAGATAGCGGAAGAAACGTCCATCAGCAGTGGCTGTGGGTTCGTTACGCATCTTCTGAATCAGGTACAGCATGCAGTCTTCAAACTCCGGATAAGAGTAGGACAGCATGGTACCCGTGCGCTGCATAAAGGCGATGTTGTCTTTGATGCGCTCTGCGTCGTTCTTGTAGCCACGCTCGCCGGCCAGGTAGCGGAAGTATTTATCCACTTCACCACGCCAGAAAGATTCGTTGCTGGTTTTATCTACATCTTGCGCAATGGCTTTGATTACCACAGGCGTCTGGACGGGCTCGACTTCAGGAGTCTGTGCCTGAGCCAACTCCTCGATAACCGGCGCGTTATAGGTATCGCTCTTCATATAAACCTCATTAGGGGGGAAAACGTGACATAAAATCAATGAGGGCCGAAGCCCTCACTGATTGGTGTTTTGTTCGTGGATATCGTTGAAACCTTGGGCGGCTTTTTGCTTGCTGAGTTCTTCCTGACGGTTGTGTTCTTCCGCGGCGGCTTTTTCCAACTCAACGCGCTCCTCTTCTCCCATCATCATTCCCTCTAATAACTGCTCAGAGTGACCGTGTGGGAGTTTGAGGTAAAGCTCCAAAGGCATGTGGTCTTTGATTTTCTTAACCGCAAAACCACGACCTATCGAGCGGATAGACAAGTCGTGGTCATACACATGCTCTTCGGGAGAATAGGCAATCGACTGAAACGCAGTGGGTTTCTCCAGATCGATATATCCCATACGGACTTGGTACATCAACCGCATGTTAAGGATCATCTTATCTCGAGAAACGTGGCGGGTGTCTTTCCCCACCAAACCACGTATCATTGCTCGGTACTGATCAGTCTCTATTGAGAAAGTGCCGAGAGGGCTTCTTGCCTTGCATTCTCGCCAACCTTCGACCGTCCAGTATACGTCAGGTTGGCCAGGGTAAAAAACGCCGACATGATGTTGATAGGCGTATAACCCAGGTCATCGTACGCATCCGAATGACTACCACATTTCTCACACGCGTAGTTCGCCAGACCCACAAACGTTTTGGACATGAACGGATAGTGCTTGATCACGGCCTGTACCAGGTTGGTCGCCATCACGTCGTTATCCATGATGATGTCCATAATACCCTGGTTAAACTGCGTAGGGTCTTGTTCACGACGACGAATGATCACCGGCTGACCATCGGTGTTTGCCGGCGGCATGATGCGGTATTCAGCCACATAGTGCAGGTAGTCCGTCCCCACCAGACCGTTCAGGAACTCTTCGCGTTTACCGAAATACTCTTCTTCGGTCATCGCCTGTTCACGGATCTTGTTCAGCTCTTTCTGCACCACATCACTGAAGAAGGCTTCTGCTTCAAAGCTTTCTGTCAGCGACGGTACGCCAAGGATGAAGCAAGCGCTACGGTTTTCGTTCCACACCGGTTCGATCTCGTGCTTGAAGTCCGCCTTGTCAATGAACTCCAGCGACTCTTCGCGAGAATACTTGCGAGAGAAGTTCATCATGTTGGCGTAAGCCGCAGACTCTTCCGGTGTATCCAGCCATTTACGGTCAATCACCAACAGGGTTGGGTCAATGACGTCCTGACGGGTCCAGTCGCAGCTTTCTGAACCCAGGCAGCGCAGGTTGAAGTTAACCCCGTGCGGGTAGAACAGTTCCAGCAGCGAACACGCCATGGTGTTGATGTCCGTGATGCGAATCACGTCTGCCAGCTCGTCGAAGTCAGAAGTGTCTTTGACGCTGCACATAATGATTTTGTCACGGATGAACTGCCACACCACACGAATGGCGGCGATGTTGGCCAGCGCAGGCAGGTTCTGGGAAACCGTACGCACGTGGCCACGCACTGAACGTGCAATTTTGTCAATCAGCTCACCAGCTTCCAGACGACCAGGCTTGGCATAGCGGAACGCCATGTAGGAGTTGCGCAGCAGCAGATCGTAGTTGTACGGGTCATTACTGACGCTCAGCGAAGTACGGCGCATGTATTCACTGAGTTTAAAAGTACCACGATCACGACTCGGCACCAGACCGTTGATGTCACCGGTGGCGATATCAGTGGTGCGTTGCATCTGGTTGGTCAGACCCGGCTCGCGCACAACCGGATAGTGCAGCAGCAGAGGATCACCCAGATTGGTAATAAAGGAATAGATGGTCATCTGACGCGCGTCGGCTTCTTTGAGATCGATGTCCGGCATGCGTTCTGCAACGTACTCTTCCCAGGCGGCGATCTGCGCCTGAATCTGACTGCGAGTAATGCCTTCTTTCTGCAACTGCTTGTCATTCATCTGAGCCATCTGCTTGGCGGCGGTGTAATTCTGCCACAGCTCTTGCTCATTACCCACACGTTCGTAGGATTCTTTGTTCAGACCGATAAAACCATTGACCCAGGTCTGGTTAGGATCGTTCATGTCGAACTGACCTTGAGCCTGCGACTTCGGCTTCAGGATTTCATGCGCCAGCGTGGTATCCGCAGTTTGCACGTCTTGCGGCGTTACCGGCTTTTTCGGTGCAGGCGCGGGTGTGTTCTGGTGCTCGGCTGCAGCAGCTGCCATGCGCTCTTCCAGGTTGTCAGACATTATGCTTCCTCTTTATCGTTCAGTACAGCGTGCGCTTCAGCAGCTTCGTCACCCAGTACTTCTTCTGCGTCGACGTTAGCCGGCGTAGCGTACTTAGGCGTGATGCGCGCCAGGCGAGTAAGGGCAACGTTGAACATTACCTTGCGGTAGTTCTGTTGCGGATAGTGTTCTTTCTGGTAGGTGTTTACCAGTTCGGTGAACGGTGTGGCTTCTGCCATGATTTTCGGACAGATTTCAGTGATCAGACGTTCAGAGCGGAAGCCGGTATCCATCAACAGTTCCGGCGGCAGCCCCAGCAGGTTGTTTTCGCCTTGCAGCACAATGCTGATGGTTTGGGCGTTTTCGTTGAACTTCACCACGTCTTCATCAAACTGGTCGATGGTAGCGCGCAGCTCTTCGGAGATCACCAACTTGCCTTCGCGCTCCAGGATCTCCATGGTTTCAACCACAGACCCAACACCGGCGTCAACTTCGATGGTGTGATTAATCATTTTCATGACTTCATCAATCGAGAGTTCACGACCATTAATCACCTGTCCGCGCGCCAGCAGACCAGCTACGGCGCCATTGGTATAGCGTTCAAGACGTTCGCGACGAATACGTGCCTGAGCTGTTTCGGTTTTCGGTGCGCTTTTCTTGGCGGCACGTTCGCTACGTTTCTTTAAGTGCTTGGCCTGCATTTTGCTGCTTAATTTCTTGGTCATGTTATGACTCTCTTTAAATAAAAAGGTTAACTGTATGACAGTGGTGAACAATACCATTCTGGTAAACAGAGAATTGGTAATCGATCATTGCGGTAACGTTTGGAACGAGTTCATGGAAACTATTCCCGAACCGCACGTTGAACTCTTTGAAGAAGGACTCGCGATTATCTTTCGCGCGTTTCCTGAATCTCTGGTTAGTACGCAAATCGTTGAGCTTGTGGTAGATGAGCAGCTCGATGCCGGCATGCGCAGTATGGCCTTACGTAAAATTATTTACGACAACATAAGGGACATCATCAATAAGATGGGCGTCACGCTAAATAATGATTATTTAGAACTTGACCATCTCAAGCTGCTGTGTGAAATTGCGGACTTCTTTTTTGTGGCGCCTTTAATCGAAGACAGCCTCTCAACCATCTATCCTCAGCTGCAGGCCACGGACTCTCACCCCAAGTATCGCTTTATCAATGCGTTTACCAAAGCCATGCGTGATGAAGAAGAACCTGACATCTCTGAACTGGAATGCGTGATTGACGACGTATCAGAAGTGACGCTGAATGCGATCTCTGATTCACTCACCGGACAGGATAACCAGGATGTTCCGCCAGACGCCATTATCAAGCGTGTAGTAGGTGCTAAGGCACTACTGGATGGTTCACTGGGCTATCAGCACGTGCGCAACGGCGGTGGCTTAGGTTCGCCTGTAGAGACGTACCTGAACTTCTTTGCACCAGAACTCAACAAGCTGCTTAACCAGGATACGCTGGACAGCTTCCTGGAATACGGCCGTGATGTTATTTCGCTGCACCTTATCAGTGAGATCAACGATGACCGTATTAAGGAAACGTTGCTGCGTTACTTCGAGGGACGTGTTGATGACCTCACCGCACAGATCCGCATCGAGTCCATGGTCAAAGCCCTTAACTTACCCAACGGGAGCTAAGCGTGAATAAGTTTGATTTCTTACGGGAAGCCTTTGCTCATCGTGCTTACAAGCGCAAAGAGTGGTTGCTTTCTGTTTGTACTATTGGCTTTGAAGACGAAGAGTCGAAAGCCATTCTCTCTCCACACCCCTATGCGGTATGGATTGAGGGCAACAGCTTTAAGTTCCACGATCATGAAGGTAACGTTCAAACGTTGGAAGGCGATGTGTTGGAACCGGTGTTTAACATGGCCGACACCATTGACCTCACTGCTGACTTCCATCCTGTGTTACAGGGGCAGGCGGTGAAAAGTACGTTTGGCATCTTCCTGTTTAACGTGGTGATGTTCTATGAAGCT